TGGCACGGTCACTGGCGTTCCTATAAATCAGAGTCATTATCCCAGACCCACACTGACACAAGAGCAGATAGACAAGGTCAAAAGCGTTTACCGGTCAGACGTTGACCTGTGGAACAGTATCATGGACCAAGTTTAGTTTACCAACTAGGTTGCGATTGCTAACTATTTGCAGTACAATAACAACATGACAGGCATAACAGCATCAACGTTCATATGGTTCAGGGAAGGCCTAGAGGCCTATCTCATAGTGCAGATGGCGTGGCTGATGGCAAACACCAACAGGCAGAAGATCACAGTGATGGCGAGCACGATCGTGGCGCTGATCGCTAGTGCGACGTTGGGTTACTTCGCGATAGATTTCATACAGAACGATTTTGATTCGGTGGAGGCCTGGACCGCACTCGTGGCATCCGGTTTGTTGTTCTGGACGGCATGGTTCTGCCATGGCGCCGCACAGCACATGAAAGATATCAAGAACAGCATCTCGGGTAGCATGATAGCCCTGGCGACCATAGTGTTCCTGACAGTGTTCAGGGAAGGCGCAGAAGTCGTGGCATTCCTGTCCGGACTTTGGGTGGCCGGAACCTCATTGATTGATATAGGTGTTGGCGCAGTTGCCGGCATAGGTGCGTTGGCCGTTGTCTGCTACTTGTTCAGTAATCGCATCAAGCAGATACCCATAGGCAAGATATTCCGTGCCAGCAGATGGATATTCACTGCGTTGGCGATATACTTCCTATACTACGGTATACACGAACTGTTAGAATAGTTACTTTTTAGATAACCAAGATTGTTCTTCGTCTGTTACAGGCCACATGGTCTATTGTATCACTTTCCAGTGTGCGGGCCACTCTCTGGTGGTATCTTGTTTTGAATTCACAACGACTTCCGTCTCTGGTGTTTCATCCCAACAACAGTCGTCACGAGAAACACATTTGCTTTCCACATAAACCTTTTGGCTTTTTTTCTTGTCTGCGTACATTTTTGTTTCCTTTTGTAAATTAAGTTTGTAAATTTACTTATAGTAAATTATACACGGATTTGGCCAAAAACCTAGCCGTACGCTGTAAATGATGTAAATCTTTTGTAAATTTAAATTTACAAAATTTACAAATAGCAAACTAATTTAACTTGGGTTTTGGCAACGGGATGATAATTTTTTCTATGACGTGCTGTTCCACTGGCAGAACAGGATAGCTCGCAATGACTTGCCTCTCTTCTGGGTAGGTGTAGGCCTCAGGCCACACCCATGTTGTCTGCTCGGGCGTGTTGGCCGTGAACAGCAACATGAATACGAACTTGGTGAACATTATTTCTTTTTCCAGAAAATCGCTTTTGCGCCTAGGGATTTAAGGTCATCCCATTTTTCGTTGGCGTACCAACCTGCGGCGAAACCAATTATGATTCCTAATGATATAAACATGATATGCTCCTCTTATGTTTTTTGGTATTTATGTGGTTTACAAACAACAGAAGTGTGCTATAATGTGCGTACATAAATATCACATATGAAAAAAATAATATCTATAATTTTCCTATTTGCAGTCACAGGCTGTGCTATCCCAAGCAATCCAGAACTGTTGATCGGTAAGAGATGTTTAGTCGAAGGCGACAGCATCAGTTACTCTTGGGTGTGGATCGCGGACAAAGACCTAAGCAACAAACCGTCGACGGAGGCTTGTGAACTTCTACCCAAGAAAGAGAAGTCAAGAGCACAAGAGGCGAGACCGGCAAATTAGGATGTACAAATTACTGATTCTGGCCTACCTGATAGGCCAGGACCCGTCATCCACAATGCAGACCTTCCAGTTGGACCAGGAGTTCAGGACGATGGAGGAGTGCAAGAAGGAACTGCTTCTAAAGGATCCAGACAGAGGTACCTACGACGTGTTGTGGGATTTCGTTAACAAGATGAATTTTGAATACGACTGGCTGGCGGCCGGATGCCAGAACGCGGACGCCACGGAGGAGTTCGTGATAGAGCCAGACTATCCCAAAGGCAAGCCCAAGGAACTACAAGGCATAGATATAATACCTGGATTGAAAATTTAACTGTTATCTAGTTTGAGTTCGGTCTCAGCAACAACAGAGAGACTCACTGATGTGTCGTTGACGCCAACACTGTCGCCCATGGCCCTTATTGCGGATTGCAATGTTGAGGCTGTCCATCCCGACCTCTCCATTGTGATGTCTATTCTTCCCGATGCCGCATTATCTATTCTCTGGAATATTATTGTACCCCTCTGCAGGATGGTCCTGGTGAGGTTGTGCACCGTTTCGTCGTAGCCCAGCTCATTTCTTACGTCAAGCACCGAACTGTCGCTCTGTATCAAGGTGATGTGGAAGAACTGAACTTCCGCCCCGAAGTAGTTGTCGGTCTCGCCTATGGCGTTTGTTACCTTAAAATTATTTGGTGTCGACGGCATCCTCGTCTAGCTCGCTCCATTCGTTATTGACTTTTTGGTTGTATTCTTCCTGAGACTCGTGTGGCTTTTCATCCTTTTTCCCGGATCTCAAATCTTTACATTCTTCATTATTGGGAGCAAACACGCAACCTATCACAAGTCCTATGCCCTTCATCTTGCCCACAGCATCCATCGTGGTGGCCTGGCTCGGCCCTTGTGTTTCGAGCGGTTTCTTGGCGCAACCCATCAAAGTGCATAGCACCAAGACGATTATGATTATCGCCATGAATTGTTTGCTGTTAAAAAATTCCATCGCGGTTATTTAACTTGCTCTTGTTCCCAATAATGTTTACTGAAATGAATCTTTGTCGGCTATCTTGCCTCTGTTGGCGCCTTGCTTAATGACGTACTGCTGAGTACCGTTGGCCCCTACCTCGACTTCTTTACGCAAGACTTTGTTCAACACCGATTCCTTTGCCTTCTTCTGCATTTCTTTTGCATAAGCAAGTATTGATTTTGTATCTCTCATAAGTGTCCTCCTGCCCCTTTATGGGTAAATTATTTATGTGTTTCAAGCATAACTGGTATGCTTCTTTAACATAGCACATAAAATAACAACCGTCAATATAACGGTACTTAAATATTGGCGATGATAGAAGTGCTCACTACATTCCACAAGGCAGGTTGGGAACAGTATGGTAAAAGAATGGTCGAAACATTCCTACAGCACTGGCCCAACGACGTAAACATTCATCTTTACTGTGAGAATGTTAAGACTGCAATAGACGATCCTAGGGTTGTCGAACACGACATATTTGAAACTTGTCCTGAGATAAAAGATTTCTTGCAACAACACAACAATGAACAAAACAACGGCATCAGGAATGGTGTGCGTGATTTCAAGTATGACGCGATCAAGTTCTGCTACAAGGTGTTTGCACAGTGTCATAGAATCATGAACAGCCAGGCAGACACTTTGTTGTTCATTGATGCGGACACCGTTACCTTTGCAGACCCGCCTATCGAAGAACTTAAAAAACTATTGCCAGATGATAATTTTACAGCCTACGTAGGGAGACCAAATAATAAGAAGTTGCCATTTACAGAGACAGGGTTTATTATGTACAATCTTCAACATCCTAATGTTAGGAACTTCGCAGAGACTTTTCAAGACCTTTACACCACAGGCAAGATATTTGAACTAGAATACCAGGTAGATTGTTTTACGTACGACACAGCACGTCGGATCACTGAACAAACACACGGTGCTAAGAGCAACGACATCACAGGCCCCGAAGGCCTAGGAAAGCGACATCCGTTTGTTAATACAATACTGGGAACATTCATGGACCACTTGAAGGGTGATGCCAGAAAAGCAAAAGGCAGAAGCAACATAGAAGATTTCAAAGATAAGGTCAAGGCAGAAAGATCCGAACAGGAGTACTGGAAATGAGAATAGTTCTCACTGGCCATAAAGGGTTTATTGGCAGTCATTATCTAAATCACATCAAGGACAAGCATGACGTAACAACTTATGATCTAGCAGACGGACAAGACCTCAAGGACAAGTCTGTTGTGGACAACATGCCAGACTGTGACGTCATTGTACACATGGCGGCAACAAACGGCACAAGGCTTTTTTATGAAACACCAACAGAAGTAACAATGAACAACACATTGCCTACCATGCACATTGTTGAACGTTACAAGGACTCACCCACCAAAATAGTTTTCACCAGCACGTGTGAAATATTTAATGGTGCGGTGGACAAGGGTCTTTATGATGTGCCAACCGACGAACAAGTCCCTATTATGTTTGATGACATCATGAACCCTAGGTGGAGTTACAGCATTCCAAAAGCGTTAGGAGAAAATTTGATATCCAATCTTTCTACACACTGGTTGATCATAAGGTATTTCAATGTGTACGGCCCCGGACAACGGGATCATTTCATAAGTGAGTTCGTTGAGAGAGCAAAGCAGGGTGAGTACTACATCAAAGGAAACGATACAAGAAGTTTCTGTTACGTGGATGATGCTGTCGCCATGACTCACAATTTAGTGTTGCACGCCAATGACAAGATAGTGAACGTTGGCAAACAGGAAGAGATAAAGATAGAGGACGTTGCCAAATGCATAATGGACATTATGGGCGTTGATCCAACACTGTTGGAAATACGAGAAGGACCCAGAGGGTCTGTTTTAAGAAGATGTCCCGACACTAGCCTGCTCAAAGACCTGACCGGTTTTGAAAGATACACCACTCTCCGTGATGGCATGAAAGAAACAGTGGAGTCGTTGCTATGAAGATAGGCATTGTTGGATTAGGTGTTGTTGGGTCCGCAATCAACACAGGGTTTGAAAAATTAGGACACGAAATATTTTGCCATGACCTCAAACTAAACAGCACAATTAAGGATATCATCCCAAGCGAGATTGTGTTTCTGTGTGTGCCTACGCCCCAAGGGGACGACGGCAGTTGTGACACAACCATCATCACTAGTGTGCTCAAAGAATTATCTGCCAACGAATATAAAGGAATAGTGGCAATCAAAAGCACAGTGGAGTGTGGCTTCACTCAAAAAGCAATCAATGAGTTTAATGATCTGACGTTGTGTTTCGTGCCAGAGTTTCTGCGAGAACGTTGTGCCGCGGACGACTTTATAAACAATCACAACCTACTGGCTGTGGGAACACATGACAAGTTTGTGTTCGAAAAACTTGTTGAAGCACACGGTCACTATCCAAAGGAAACTGTGAGATTGAAACCCACGGAAGCGGAGATATTGAAATATTATAACAACGTGTTCGCCGCATACAAGATCATATTTGCAAACATCATGCATGAGGTGTGTGGTAGATTGGATTGTGATTACACTGCCGTGAAAGATGCATTTGTCAAGTTTGGTAGATGTAAAGACACCTACCTAGATGTAAATGAGAATCTCAAAGGTTATGGAGGCATGTGCTTACCAAAAGATGTCAAAGCAATGACCAAGTTATTGGAAAAATTAAACATTGACTTTGATACATTTAAATCCATCGATTCAGACAACTCCAAACTGAAAATCACTGTGTTTAACGGCATGCGAAAGCGATAATAGACAAGTAGTCCATGTGTGGCTTTACCATGCGTGTACGTGCTTCTGTGTGCGTTTAACAGGTAGACTATTGCGTGTTTATAGTGTACTATATTACATGTGATGCCGCTTTAGCTCAGTTGGTAGAGCAACTGATTTGTAATCAGTAGGTCCGCGGTTCGAATCCGTGAAGCGGCACCATTTGAACCAATTATGCCAGAATTACCATATACACCAAAAAAGTCATTGGTCGCGCATGTGATTGGTCATTTTGGGGGATTGGTGAAGTGGGATCACGCATCCATGGCATGGATGAGTCAGGAGTTCGACTCTCCTATCCTCCACCACACGAGACCTCCGGGTAGTTCAGTTGGATAGAATACGAGTTTCCTAAACTTGGGGTCGGGGGTTCGAATCCCTCCCCGGAGGCCATTAATGGACCGGTAGCTCAGTTGGATAGAGCGTGAGTTTGCGGAACTCAAGGCCATAGGTTCGAATCCTTTCCGGTCCACCAATTGCACAATAATTAACTGTGTGAAACGCTTTTATTCGATCAAGCTCAAAGAAAACATGCAACAGGTGCCACCATATGTGGCCAAGCACCTTCTAAGGAAAGAGTCTCCTTTGATGGGATATCTTGCCGAACGCAAGGCACTGAAATTTGTGTATCGCAAGAAAACCAACGTGTTGGACTGCTACGCGGAAGAGAAACACCTGATGGTGGGCAAACTGAAGTATCCCGACATGTTCGGGCGAAAGGGCAGGATGGGGTTCATGGAACTGTACATCAGCATGAAGATCAAACAACAGATGATGCTGTCGAAAGGAAGCACATAATGAAGTTTGGATATTACGGTGATAGAGAACTGCCAGTTAGCGTAGCGTTGGATAAATCTCCATTGAAGGACTACAAAGTAAACTCTCACGGATACAGGTGTCCTGAATGGGAGCCGATGCCTTCCGGTAAGAAGAACGTAGTGGTGCTAGGATGTAGTCATACATTTGGACAAGGCAACGCTGACAACGAACACTGGGTACACTTCCTATCACAACACAACACTGAAAGACTGAGATACTGGAATCTTGGACAGCCTGGTGCTAGTGCCGACAAGTTGGTAAGGATATTGTATGGTTGTGAAAAACTATTAGATCCTAGGATAATAATTGTGTGTTGGCCTTTCTGGAGTCGTAGAGAAAAGTTGCATACCTACGCCCAGAGTCAGATGAGTTATGACGAGGAACTCAAACATGAGAACGAGCACACTGATAAAAACAATTTTCTTAAAAATGTATTTTTTGTTGAGAAGTTTGCCGAAAAGAATCAATGTAAAACTTTTCATTGTTTTGCACAGGACTCTTATCATGAACACATTAAAGGCCTGAATGTTCTAGAACATTACACCATCAAGAACTGTTGGCCCTACTGGGACAAGTTTCAACAACGCAAACTGACCAATGAACCAAGTCTCGCGAACGATGGCCTACACTACGGTGTCGAACATCACGAAAGGTTCGCAAAACTCTTTATTGAAAAATTTGGTAATAAGTTGAAATAATTACGACATGCAGATCAAAACACTAGAACCTTACGCATCACCAAAACACAAAATGGGTTTCCTTTGTGATTGGCGAGTAACCATGAAGTGTAATTACGATTGCACGTATTGTGGTGGACACGATAACAGACAGGCTCACCCCGACAAGGAACTCTGCCTCACGATGCTGGGACAGGCCATGAGCTACATAGACACGGTGATGGACGTGAAGAAGCCACGATTAAGATCGGCCACTTTGAACATTTATGGTGGCGAGGCCTTGTATCATCCCGACATAGTTTATTTGTTGAAAGAAAGTTCAGAACTTTACAAAAAGTATTCACACAAATGGTCATTGACACGTTTACTGACAACAAACGCATCTTGCAAAGAAGACAAATGGAAAGAAGTCGTAAAACATTTAGAATATGTCCAGTTCAGTTATCACACAGAAGGGCCAGGCAAGTTGAAAGAAAATTTTTTGCGTAATCTTGAAGTTACCCATAAATCTGGAAAACGGTATGGTGGAATAGTTGTCATGTATCCCAAAAACTGGCAGGAGTGCGTGTACATGTTGAAGTTCATGCAGAAGAAAGGTTACAACATTCAACCAAAACTTGTCGATGGACCAACAGGCAACTATACCGAAGAACACTTCGACGACCTCCGAAAGTTCTGGCCGAGGCTGAGCAAAGAGTTGACAGATAAAATGCAGAACGTGGAAATTATTCGTAGAGGCAGAGCATGTTGTGGAGAGAGACTGATGTGCATCAACAGAGATTTCAAGCACCCGGCCAAGTTTGTACCTCAGCCAAATAACAGTTATGTTGGTTTCAATTGTTCCGCAAACCAGTTTTTCCTGATGGCCGATTCGCACACGAAAAGTTTTTACACCAACAAGGATTGCAGGGTTACCCTTGATGGTAAGTTAGGAGCACTTGCCACATCTGACACAATGGATGATTACATCAGTAGCCTTAAGAGTAAACTTGAAAATGATTCTAACACCTATTTGACATGTGTTCAGAAAACATGCATCTGTGGCATATGTGCGCCAAAGTCCACATCGATCGACGAACTCAAAAAGGTTATGAAAGTTTATAATCTTTAATTGATATACCCCGCAAGGCGTCTTGCCTTTGCACAAAGTTTTGCAGTGCTTCTTCGTTGTCTTCTTGTGTTGCCAGAGTGTTGGATATTTCTTGCAGTTGTTCAATGTCTGAATTTGCAAAAGCCTGTTTGGCTCTCTTCGTGTACCGGTTGCTGTATTTCACATTCAGCACGTCGGGTGCATTGAGGAATGCCCACGCATGGTCTAGACCATTTTGCTGTGTGAACCTGATAATGTCTGGCAAATTGTTTATGTTAAGACAACTCACCGTGGTCCATGTGTTAAGTTTTAGCAAAGGAAATCTTTCCCTCAGCTCTAAATATTTTCTTACTGTCTTTGTGTAGCCATCCCATTTTATAGGCCATCTTACGTAGTCATGGGTTTCTCCACAGCCGTCAAGGCTGAGAGTAACTATGGCCATTATGCCACTGTTCAGTACATCTAAAAGCTCTGGTATCATTCGCGAACCGTTGGTGTTCATGCGGAGTATTTTGGTGTTAGGTGGAAGTTTGGCGAGTATCTTTTTGTAGTTCTTGCTAGCGGTAGGCTCACCACCGTTCACGTCGACCTCCAGTATCCGATCCTGCGGCAGTTCCCAGAACCTCACATAGTTGTCTACTCTGGGGTAATCTTTTGACTCTAGGCTTCCTATCTTGGTGCTGAGCTTTGAGTTACAGGTCTGGCACGCACTGTTACAGACGTTGTCTAGCACACCCCCAACAACTAGATACCTGTTGTTCAAAGGGTGCAGTATCTTGTGTCTCTCTATGCTCTTTGTCCTGATACTTTCACGTGTGGTTTCCTCAGACAACTTGCAACGTTCACACTCGCTGGGCCATTCGTTGTTGTTGACCTTTTCTTTGATGCCATGCAACCATTCGCTAGAGTCTAACTGATCGATTGTGTCGAATCCCTTTGGATTTATCATGTGTCCACATCTGCCCACACTGCCATCCGCGTTTAGCCTCACAAAATGGTCCAATCTAGGACAATACATCTGCTATACTCCCTGTTGTGCCTATCTGTCTGTAGAGTTTGTAGTCATTGGATAGATCCGGTGGCGTCATTGCCTCTAGTATTTTTCTCTGGGCGTTGGTCATCTCTGGGATGAAGGGACCGTCGTGTAGTCCAGTCAAGTGGTCTAGATGTACCATTCCCTCCAATTTGATGTTGCCACTGAAATATTCTTTCAGCCTAAGCATCCAGGCCCATTGTGGTTGGAAATGTTCGTTGGAGAAATTGTAATTTTCAATGAGGGTCACAACTGTCTCGTGGTCGATGTTTTTGTGTTTACGGCGCAGAAGTTCTACAACCGTATGCACCCCAGATATGTAACGTTGCCTTGGTTCTCTGATTATCACAGTGATGGTGTCTGCCCGTCTGCACTGCTCGTTGATAAACCATCTGCATCTGTTCTGGTCTGCATGGTTTCTGATGCTAGTATAGCCATTCTTAAATATTGGGAAGACGTATTCGTCTCTGATTTTTGTTATTTTAATCATAAAGTTCTGGTATCACTTTTTTTGAATCTAATCCTCTTCTTTGGTCTATTTCCCTCAGCCTGCGGAATGACTCATCCAGGTCTGGTGCAAACGCCTCGTCAAGGTATGACCAGAGATTGCGTAGGCCGTCCTCTAACAGGAAGCCAGGCTTTTTTTCTATGCGTTGCTGTAACTCGCTCTTGCACCATTCCAGTTTCTTTGCAGGCAGGTTTCTTATGTTAAGCCAACGTGGTCCAATTACAGGACCCACAACAAAACTGTTATTATGGAAGCCCATTGACACCAGGAAGTCAATGCAGTTGAATATCTCTTTGTGGTTGAGTATGCAGTATAGCATGTTGAAACTGACCTTGTGACCCGGTACCAACCTGACGGTACTGATGTTGTCCACCAGCCTCTGCCAACTGCCGCCATACCTAATGTAATCGTAATGGTCGCCTGTGGACTCCACGCTGACAATCCAATGCACGTTTTCAAATTGCATTATTAGGCGTGCAACTTTAGTCTGGATGTTGCTGAGGTTGGTGTTGACACGCAGGTGCACCTTTGGGTTTCTCTCTAACAGCAGTTTGAGGAACGCGATGTTCTCGTTCATGAGGGTGGGCTCACCGCCCGCTAGGTATACGTTCTTCAACTGTGAGACGTTTTGGAAAATGTAATCCCTCAGTGCCTTTTTTGATTCCAATGACATGACTTCAGATGCGCCGACCTCTTTCTCCCATAGTGTGCTGTTGTGTGGACCACAATACACGCAGGCCTGGTTGCATTGGTTGGTCCAACGTATGTCCACTGTGTGCAGATTGAAATTGGACAACTGGTCGTACAACTCGGGATCCACGTCTCGCAGTTCCTTGATGTAGTACAGCCTCTGGCTTATGATGTCGAGGTTGCTCTTTCCCTGCTCGAGCCTGTGACAGCCTTCGCAACTGGAGGGTTTGCTGTCCGAAAGCATCTGTTCCTTTATCTCGGTGTTCTCGGCACCGGACATTATCTCCTGCACTGTGCGTTCACGCAGGTTGCCCAGAGTCTTCTTGGCCAACACGCAGTTCTTGACGTCACCGTTCTGTTGCACTATGAAACCTGTCCAGGGCAACGGACAGAAGCTCTTGTTCATCAGTATCTGTTTTGGCTTCATTTGAGTCCCTGCTCCTCCAGGAGTCCATGCACGTATTCCTCCGCGGACAGGCCATTGGGATCACTGAACGCCTGGGTCCTCACGCCCGGTGGCCTGATTAATTTCATCTTTATGTTGCTGGCCTGCGCGGCCAGTTGACTGTGTGCCAGTTCCAGGCTCATCTTGCGATTCCTGTACTCCATGCTCTCCCGCATGGTAAGACCATTGATCTGCCTGTCCTGTGTCTCCAGGCACAGCCTCGTGGATATGTTCCAGATGTGGTGCGCCTCCTTGAGCTCTGCCCACCTGTGCCACACCTCGAACAGCAACTCGGTCTGGGCGTAGGCACTCACGGCGTTGTTGATGAACATGTCACAGTCCTCTATCAGTGTAGCGGTGTGCGCCACCCTGCGGATGTTCTCCCCATCGCTCCTCGATATGCCCACCACCCGGTGTCCCAGTGCCGTGAGCTGTAGGTCCAACTGACGTCCTATGCCTCTCTTGTGTCCTGTGATGGCTATCTTCATTTGGAAATATTTACGAGCGGTCATGCCTCCAGGAACTTTTTAGGTTCATCGTGGAACATGCAGGTCAGCACCACTCGTGGGTAAGTGGACCTCTCGGTGAACGCGATGTCGTGTGCCCGGGCGGAGTTGAACACGGCGGGTGACGTCAGTTCCAGTTCATCCACCTGCCGCAGTGCCACTCCCTGGAAACTGTGGTATGATCTCCCAAAACTGTTGGTGCGCCTGTGCCTGGGGTCCTGCATGACCTGTTGTGGCACGTCGTACCACCTGTTGTAGGTGTGTCGGGTGTTGAGTATGGGCACGTTGACTTTGGCCAGCACCGGCGCCTCGTCTATGTGCGGGTTGACCACCGTGCCGCTGTGTGACACAGTGAAGGCCACTTCCCTGATCCGCAGTCCCAGTTCACGTGTCCAGCGCACCAACGGCGCACACGCACCCAGGAACTCCGGCGTGTCGGCCTTGTGCCAGAGGTCGCTCTCGTCCAGCATCTCCGGTCTCCTGTTGTGGATGTAGTCCATTGTGTGTGACTGTATCTCGGCCAGTGGGCCGCACCCCAACACGTGGTAGGACTTCACGGTCGGGCCCTCTCGCTCTCGGTCAACAGCGTGGGGCACTCTATGAACCGGTCACCCCTCCGCCATATGCGTTGCCGCACGCCATCCAGCCTGCGCAGGTACTCCGGGCTCCGCCAGATGTCCTGTGTGTGGAAGTCATCGGTCGTGCCCCAGTCCTCGATCTTGTTGAGCCAGACTCGGTCGGCCCCGAACCGCTCCGCCAGGTCTATCATGGCCTCCATCTCGTGGTAGTTGTCCTTCTGCACCACGAAGTGCAGTATGAACCTGAAGCCGTGCTTCTGTCTCTGCTCCGCCATGCATTCCAACCCCTCCAGTATCTTTTCCCACTTGCCCCCGAGCCTCAACTTCTCGTAGGTCTCCTGTGTTGCGCCGTCCACGCTGACTCCCAGTTCCTGCAGGTTGCCGATCACGTTGGGCACCCGCGAGTGGAACTCCGGAAACATCAGTCCGTTGGTCAGTATGCTGTACCGGATGTTGTCCCGTTGTGGTGTCTGCTCCATGAAGTGCCTGTACACGTGCGACGCGAACGGGTCACCATCGGAACCTATGTGCACCTGCATCGGGTCCTCACAGTCATGCAACCAGTCGTTGATCCTGTCGGCCAGGCGTATGCCCAGGTCGTACGCGGAGCCCTCCTTGTGGAATATCAAGCCCTTCCTACAACTCGGACAACGCAGGTTGCAACTGTCATCTATGGCCAGCCTCAGGTGACGTATGCGATCCGGCTGGCCATGCAACACGTTCTGTGACCGTATGTAGGAGCACTGGTGCTCGTTGCAGTACCTGTAGGTGCCGTCCGTTATGGACCCCTGCAGGTGCCTGTGCATGTCACTGCCCAGTATGTCCGCCAGGGGCCTAACCTGCAGGTTGCCTATGCTCTGTGGCAACCACGACTGGCACTCACAGGCGTAGCAGGATCCCTGCTTGTCTATCAGCACCGTGTCGAAGGGCCTGGGGCAACTGTTGCCTATCCGTAGGTCCTTGCGGGTGTCTATGCGGTAGTGATTGAATAATCTCTCATTGATCATTTGTTGGGGTCCGTGATCATGTCCAGTGTCAGTGGCCTGTTCTCGTCCTGTTTCTGTTTGGGGATCTCCCCCCGGGAGCGTCTGGATCGCCTGCGCTGTTCACGTTCCTGTTGCTTCTGCATCTTCTTGGAACCTCGGGTGCTCTTGTAGTCGTAGTGTATGCCCATGCTGTGTCTCCCATTGTTAAGTGTTAATTATCGTTCGGGTCAGACCGGCTTTACGCTTTTACGCTTCCGCGTATTTTTTGAAAAAACGTTTGGTAAAATTTACGCTTTCGCTCCGCTACGTAAATACCCGCATGCGAATTGCTGTAATAGAAGATTCTGCCAACTATGACCAATTCAGGAACGTGTTGGTATCCTTTGCCAAAGGGTGTGGTGGCGAGATTACCACCAGTGACAACGCTCACAAGTATGACTGTGCCGTGATATATGGCAGTTATAAGAAAAGCAGAGGTAGGAAAGCACATCAAGGCAAAGGTCGTGTGATAGAAAGTGGAATGCCATATGTTCAGTTGGAAACACAACTGATTGGCAGGCCCATATCAACAGCGTTCCATTCGGAGTTCAGGGTAGGAGTTAATGGATTCCTTTGGGATGACGCGAAGTGGGGATTTGAACACATAACGGCTGATAGGTCAAAAAAAGTGTTTGAGAGAAACGGATATGATCCGGAGTGTGTGTGGAAGGCAGACGGAGACTACGTTTTGTTGTGTATGCAAAAGGTAGGAGATGCCAGCCTACGGGGTTTAGATATTTTCCAATGGACCAACAATGTAGCAAAAGAATTGAGGGCTAAAACAGATAGAACTATAATTGTGAGACCACATCCGCTGTACAGGAAGACAACACTACACAACAAACTGAAACAAGAAATATTGAGCCTGCCTAATGTCATATGGCAGGACTGTGATCTTACCCAAAAGAATTTTGTACCTGTGCAAGAACTATTCAAGGACGCATGGTGCACAGTAACTTACACCTCCGGTACAGGTATAGATGCCGTAATCAACGGAGTTCCAAGTGTTGCGCTAGACACAGGAAGTATGGTCTATGATGTAAGTAGTAATAGCCTTGATGAAATCAACAATCCATACAGGGGTGATAAGAAGCAATGGACAAACAATATTGCCCACTGCCAATGGAGCGTTGCAGAATTTGAATCTGGGGAGTGCTGGGAACATGTCAGAAAAAGTATTAGGTAGGCAAGAAAAACTTTGGAACTCCAAAGAGTACATTGATAAAAAATATGTCGGGTACACTGCCTTTAAAGACTATCTCGGCATCATGCCGCAGACGTTGTTAGACATTGGCTGTGGATTTGCACACGAATCAGGCTGGTTTAATACAGAGCACGGTACGGAAATTTGGTTATTAGACAAGCAAAGAAACGATCAAGACAACGACAAGAGACACAACGACTTTGGTCCAGTTGATGATTTTGAAGCCTACAACAGTTTTGAAAGTATAAGGTCTAGCCTTGAGTCACGTAATGTTCGAGAATACAAACTTTTAGAACCAACTGACACCACCTGGGATAACGCTCCTAAGTTTGATGTGATAATGAGTGAAAGCAGTATGGGGTTCCATTACCCTGTACGAACCTATAAAGAATTTATTCTAGAACACTCGCACAATGATACTAGGGTCTTTTGTTCGTTAAGGAATGTGTCTAGTGTGAAACAGTTTGTTAAGGATGTCGTCTACATGCACAACGACAAACGTTCTGGATTTGTCGAATTACACAGACAAGGAATAGCCGTACTTTAAGAAGGCCACTTTCTGGCTTTCATACAGAGCCTCTTTTTCTTTCAGAGACAAGGCTTTTACTCTTTTCATCGTGTTCTCTATGTTCGATCTTTTGTGCAATATTTTTCCTTTGCCTTCTAATTTTGTGATATCAAAAGGTTCATTCAACGCAGTAAGTATTCTTATCAGTTCGCTTTCAAGGTTTTCCATTTTTCCTATCATGATTTGATCTCCGTACTGTCCCACGTGCATGTCATAGTACTCCTGTATCCAGTTTTCATGAAGGCAAACGTTTTTTACAAATTGATGCCAATCAGAATGTCCTGCCTTTTCTAATGGGAACCTGTCTGGAAACCAGTTTCCTCTCTTACGCATTCTGTGATTGTGTAGGCTTGCCAACCACACGATTGGGTGTCTCACAAATGCAAAAGGTTTTTTATCCCCGAGCTCGATCCAAGTTGGGGCGTAATGTTCTGTGTTTTTCTCTCCCAAGAATCCTTGATTGTATTCCCTACCAGTGATGGTACAGGCTTCGCTGAGGTGTTGTTTGACCCACCTGCCGGCACACTTAGGAGTGTGAATGAAACAAGATTTAGTTAGAAAAAAGGCCATTATTTTTTGTGAAATCGTAAAGTAGTTGTCCCCATCGCCTGTGTCCTTCGGGATTTGGGTGTGCGTCGTTCGGTGCCTTGCCCAGACCATGCTTCGCCACAAACTCGAAGTGTGACTGGCAGTAATCCTCTTTGTGATGATACCTGTGTTCTGGTGATGACCTGTTTGCAAGTTGCATCTTAACTTTTTCCTTTACTGACTCACTGCTGTCAAAATTCATGAAATGTTTTTTATCTATGGCGTCACGTAAATTTTTCAGTTGAGATCTAGATATACCGTCCACGGTGTCCACAGGACAATAGTTCGTTAAAGCATGGTACATGACATACCTTATGTTGTGTTGCTTGAAGAAATATTGTAATGTTAGAATTTGAGTGTAAAGTTTTACAGCATGGGTAAGATCTAGATCCATTCCTCTTTCATTGATTCCATAATCAAGGAAGAACCTACCAGGTTCAGGTGGATCAGCCTTTGCAAGGTGAAAAGTCTGCCACTGCCAGTCAAACTCTGTATTTGCACCACGTATGACTCTTGAACTCTCTTGTTTGTCTCTCAAAATAAAATCCCATCTGTAGGGTGTTGACCAGCCTATGCTTACTGTGGTGTCCTTCATTCTTTCTGGATTATTGTAAAAGAATGACATTGTGGTCTGTACGATCCTATCATTGCCACGTCCGCCTTTGGCACAGTTGATAGTTTTGTCTTGCCCTAGTCCATAGTGATTAGCCAACCATTGGTGACAACTATTGTGTTTCTTTTTGGTTGAGAAACTGCATCCATTAGAGAAATGATAATTGTGCATAGGAATATTTATTGTTAAATACCCATATAATGAATTATCAAGAAATAGCCGATCACGGATTTGTTTTCCCCGATGTATCAGACCTCCCCGAAGTAAGACAAGAACAACGTTTCGATGACAATCTCGAATCAGATGCACTTGTCAATCGGTGTGAGGATATGTTCATGAAGAAAAAAGGAATGAACCAATTCCTAATGATCGTGGATGAACTTGTAGAGCTTTCAAAGACACAGATGCCTCTGCAGGAGGGAGAACAGGAAATTATAAACCATTGGCGAAAAAAAGTAGGCAGGCAGTACACTTATCAAATAACCACAAATAGACATAACTTCTTTGACAAGCATTCTGACAACAAACACTTTCACACCCTGGCAGAGCAGGGTGTCACATTTGGATATAGCGACATAGGACACAAGGTCAAGAGTCTCCTCCAATCGGACATTGACTTTTTATTAAACAAACAAGATCAAATAACTCAAATAGGGACATACGACAGAGCAAACCCAAAACCCGAAAATGGTAGCAAGGTGCAGGACATGTTAAATGAAGAATTCGAGAAGCAAGGAATACTAGATGCGGCATCTTCATACATGGGCAAGAGCATGAGTGTTAAGAAAGTCACCTTACACGTTTCCTATCCGACGGACAGTCATATCTTCCAACAGTACAGAGATATCAATTCAGTGTCGCAGAAACATCCAGTGACAACCAACCTACACTTAGACCCAAAATTTGATTTGCTGAAAGGTGCTTTCTATTTGGGAGAAGTTACAGAAAAACAAGGACCTATATGGTTTGTCAAGACCAGTAATAGGTGGAAGCACGATGCCTTTGAATCCGTATGGGGCAGGGCAAACGCAATTGGAAATTACATGGAGGACAAACTGCACAGGAGTGCTATCTTCAGACTTCCAAAGAGATTGAGGATCAACTACCAGTTTGGAAGGAACCTGCTAGATGGAACGTCCGAGCAGAAATTGATCACAGATAATATTGTCAAATTGACAACAAACAACACAGGAAACTTTGCACTGTTCGATCCTGGATACACTATGCACACTGGTGGGCGTGTGGACGAAGGCATGAGAATCAACCTGCAACTTCAATTCAAATAATGGCAAACAACAACACAGGCGGACATTGGAGCAGAGGACACGTGAGTCCATACCTCCTCGATTATTTCAGGACCCAACTAGACTGCAAGACAATGTTGGATGTTGGTTGTGGTGTGGGATTAAATGTGGCATTCGCTAAAGAGCAACACGGCTACACTGCTTATGGCATCGAAGGAGATAGTGACGCCTTGGTCAATCCGATATGTGATAACCTTTTCAAACATGATTTTGAGAACGACGGTGTGGTTAAAATAAAAGAGATACCTGATCAGATTGACTTAATTTGGAGCGTCAGTGTAAGCGAGCACATAGACGGAAGCAAGGTGCACAACTACATGGACATATTCAAGAGAGCCAAATATGTTATTTTTACATGGTGCCCAATTGGTTGGCCCGGCCACCATCATGTCAACTGCCAGGAAGCACCGTACTGGATAGACAAGTTTGAAGAAATAGGGTACGAGCTAAATCAACCGCTAACTAGAATAGTGAAGGAAAAATCAAATTTAAATATGATTAAGTCGGTTTATTGGCGCGATCCATTATTAAACAATAAGCAGGTTCCGAAAATGTATTTGCGAGAATGGGGGTTATGTTTTACAAAGATTTAGATTTACCAAAATCTGTTTTAGATAGGCGTGTGTTCACAGAAAAGTCATACGGCAAAGTCACTAACGGAACTCTCACTGCAATAGAAAACATGGGACTCATTGATAAGAATGAAGAAGCAATTGATGTCGGAGCCGCGGCGGGTTTGATGTCAACGTTCTTCGCGAAAAAATTTAAACACGTGCATTCATATGAACCCAGTCACAGTTATGAACAGACAATCAAATTAAAAGAAAAATTCAGTAATGTCTCGGTTTATAATCTTGCAGTAAGCAACTTCCAAGGCAAAGAAACTTTCTACATAGACGACAAGAGGCTTTCACAAAATGGATTTCTTAATCCAGGATGGGGTAAACCGATCACGGTGGATGTGGTCAAGTTAGACGACCAAAAACATTCCAATATTGGACTTATCAAGATAGATACCGAAGGTACTGAACTCGATGTGTTGAAAGGTGCAGAAGCACTTTTGAAAACATCTTGGCCGACACTTATGGTTGAGATATGGGATCAAAACACAAAATATCCTTTAGAAAACATTTTCCAATATCTTACAGACCTAGGCTACCAAACATATTGGTATTTTATCAAGAACAAGAAAATAATGAAATGCGAAACAGTGCAAGATGCTGTGCGTGACACATCATATGAAGGCTATCCCCATGATGCGGATTTTATTTTTGTACATGAAAGCAGATCAACTAACGACTACACAACTCGCCTGATACGCCCAGTTTCGATTTAAAGGTTCAACCTCCCTTTGCTTTTCATCTAGCCATTCTGTTAACGCTCTGAATTCTTGGTCCTGCCATTTGCTCATCTTTCCGGAAAGTCTAAAATTGCAAAATTCATCAAAAGTTATAACAGTTCCAGGAACAATTTGTTCATCCAATGATACCAAGACTTCTTTGGTAGATGAGTATATATCGGCGTCCATGTGGAGGAATGCGATTGGTCCGTCATTTTTTTGTTTCCAGATAGGTAATGTGTCTTTGAACCATCCTTTGTGTAGTTGTATGTGTTCTGGCACAACAGGAGGTTCACAAGACATGTCGGCCACTGTGCCTGTTCCGTGGTTCCAATCCTCTGGTAATCCTTTCCATGAGTCAAAAGCATGTATTACAGTATTAGGATGCTCATTTATCAACCATTGGAGACTTCTTCCTTCTCTGACTCCAAACTCACACCAGTGGCCTTCTATCGAAATCTGTTTCACAGATTCTATGAGATGCTTTTTGATACTCATTTCGTAATTTGCTGATGTCAACTCTCCAACAAAGATAGGATCGATATCGATCCATTGCTGTATAAGTTCTCTACCCTTGCCGGCAATGCCTTGAAGCAGTACTGCCAGTTGTTCTTTTGTCTTGACTGTCTTTATATATTTTGGCATGATTTTTCTTTTGTTTGTATTTAGGCATAGTCCATAATGAACTTAGATGTGCTTACTATTCCTGTGGTTCCACCCTGTCTGTAATTCTGCTTCTGTTGAAATGCCTCCGGCACTTTTTTGTGCCAATATTCCATACCATCCTTCCATATCTTGTAGGATTTAAAATTGTCTTTTTGGGCAATGTCTATGATGTTGTCAAATATTTTATGTGACCCATTGTACTTGTTTTTTCCGTTGTTGCACGGTTCGTCCTCATCGATGGCCGGACCTCGTCCACACGCCGTACAGTATTCACTGTAATAAGAACCATGGGGGTTCTCTATGAACTCATCAAAGAATTGCTTGTCCTTATTTGGGTATTTCTGTTTTATGTAGTTGGCCAATATGTGGCACTGCTTGATATATAACTCTGGCAGGTCAGGGGCATAGTGGAACATTTCAAATTCACTAATGGAGCCTCTGTACAGCTCAAACGGTTTGTCAACAAATCTGTGATACAGTTTTCCGTTATCTAGATAAAGGTATGGCTTTTCAAGGGCCACAATTACCCCGGTACTGCTGTCAGAAATATTGCAGAGATTTACTGTGTGCCACTCGAAATCACTTGGTTGATAGAGCCCATCGTCGGAAGAGAAATATCTAGAATCTGGTCCTTTCGAATCATAGTATTTGTTGTAAACTTTTGAGTCAACATCCACTGTCGTTATCTTAACATTAGGGTTGACCTCTTTGTATTTTTTTGCCAGAGGCAACTGCCAGTTATAATATTCGTGATTACGTACTGGATTCATCTTCCAATGTAAAAGTAGTAACTCGTCTATTGGTATATTATTTTTGGCAAACGATCTCAACACGTGGTGAGAATCTCGTCCACCGCTGTACCACAAAGATAGTTTTCTGTATTTCTGCCGCAGTTGCAGGCATCTGTGTAACACTAACTCATCCCACGACTGTTTTGGTTCTACGGACCAGTCGTAACGGTTGTACACATGATCGTAGAAGTAAAACCTGTATGCTTTGCCCGAGGCCGCAATTTCTTCCCATGCCTCTAGTTGATTATAGATGTGTTTGTCTCCTACCACCCAGTGTGGTATGTCCATTGCATCCATGAGTCTTTTTCTTTTCTACACAAGAACGTCGCGAAACACCAATCAGCATCTATGACTGTCACTTCAAAACCCAATGTTTTTAAGATGCGTTGGTACCAATCTAGCGAGTCTATGAACATGACGTTCTCTAATTGTTTTTGTTTTCGTTTTATTTCTTCTTCAGATACCCCCAGCCTCTTTTTTTGGTCATGATACAATTTAACACGATCTGGATCTTTACTGATCTTTTCGGATATAATCATTGTCCCGTTTTCAGATAGTCCGTCACGCATAGAGGTCAGATAAGATATCTTGTCTTTCATAAAATGTAAGGTCCAGTTACACAGTATCATGTCAAACTGTCCTTCTGGAAACTTGTCACTCACTGTGTAAGTTGCTATACCTTGTTGTGCCTGTTCTACCATGCTTTCACTGTTGTCAACGCCATATAGATCAGTAAACCCGCGACCGTGCAGTCTGCTTAATGTGTGCCCTGTGGCACAGCCAACATCAATGATCTTTGCATCTTTGGGCAGGTTGAGTTCACAATAGTTGGCACACTTGTCTATGACTTGCTCGTAGTTTGGTATGTGCTTCCTGGCATGTTCAACGAAGGACTTTGCTATCGTCTCATCAAACTGCCAGTCCTTAACACCAGTCGATCCACTTTTCATTCCACACCTTTGGGTTTTCAACCATCTCGTTGAATATGTTTGGACGTGCCACTGCCTCGTCTCTAGTGCCTTCGACCACAAAGAAGCCGGGTCTGTCTTTTCGTCTGAACATGCCCATGTCTTCAGGCATGACCTTCTTGAAGTACTCATAACTGTCTGTGCTTGATGAAAAACCATTCATCTTCATAAGCAGTTGCACTGCCTTCATGCTTGTGTGTACAGAGGAACAGTATACACTTGCATTCTTACCTGCTGTCTGTGTCATTACGTCCTCTTGCCATTCTTGGTAAGGGATATCATATTCAAACTTCTTCCACATCTCATCTGGAATGTAATCGTTGTTGTCGTTCCACATCACCTTTGGATGCCTCCAATTGAGGGCCATGTGATCACAGCGTTCACAGAGATTTTTGATGAACCATGCGTGATCTATTTGGCTGAATGATACTCCCCATGAGAATATGATATCATATTTCTCGTTGTGAGTGGCAAAGTAATCTTCAAGACTCGAATGTATGATGTTCCAATTCTCTCCTGAGTGATACTTCTCCATCAGTTCTATGCCCCTGTCTGCAAATTCTTTTATTATTTCGACACCAGTGTATTTTGTGGCACCGTGATTCAAACACCAATCCCCTGTCTGTGACATGAATGATCCTATGTCCAGTATTGATTTTCCTTTTACCATTTCGGGCGGAAGGAGACGTTGATGTTTTGCCAAAGTCTTTTCGTTCGACATCTTGAATCCAAATTTTTGTGGTCTGTTTCTTCGCCAATCTGTTTCAAGAAATTCTGCGTTGAATTGTTTCATACCGGTATTTACTGATAGCCGTCATCGGTGATTAAACTTTTGACTGTGTCTGGAAACTATTATAAGTATCTACAAAAAAATAAAATGCTTGATATTCAAAATCCATCAGAGGCAAGACAAGTAATAAGGAAAAATCAGTATACTAAACAAACTGCCGGTACCGCGGGAAAGTACGTCCAAGGGAACGTTTGCATATTACCAAGTGACTACGCAATGGACTTCGCATCTTTCTGTCAGAAGAACCCAAAGCCTTGCCCGTTGATAGGATTTGGAACCAAAGGAAATCCAATGCTACAAGACCTAGGTGACATCGACATCAGAACAGATGTGCCAAGATACAGGGTGTGGGAAAAAGGAAAGATAATCGACGAACCATTTGATATCAAAAAATATTGGAACGATGACTTAACAGTTTTTGTTCTTGGATGTTCTATGTCTTTCGAGTTACCTTTATTAGAAGCCGGCATACCCATGCAACACATAGAGAATGACACGGTAGTGCCTATGTACAGGACATCGATTGACTGCAAACCCGCAGGTAAGTTTAGCGGAAAGGTTGTTGTCTCCATGAGGCCACTTACTGCCAAGGACGCAATAAGATCAATACAGATTAGTTCGAGATTTCCTGCGGTGCACGGCGCACCCATTCATTTAGGAGATCCCGCTAAGATTGGAATCGATGATATAATGAAACCGGATTATGGAGATGCACCGAGGCCGCTTGAGGATGGAGAGATACCGATATTTTGGGCATGTGGTGTAACGCCACAGTCAGTGCTTCAAGACTCGAAACCTGATTTTTGTATTACACATTATCCGGGGAGTATGTTGATAACAGATCTGCTGAATAATGATCTTGCGGCTTTGTAACTAATTCCCTAAAAATACTTTCGTAACTTTTTCGTTATCAATCAGATCCTTTGATTCACCGTCAATTACTAATCTTCCGCTTTCCAGAATGTATCCTCGGTCAGCCATGTTTAGTGCTAATCTAACATTCTGTTCAACGAATAAAATTGATATTCCTTCATCTGCGATGTTCCTGAATACTTTGATCAAGTCTTTCATTACGATTGGAGACAGTCCAAGGAATGGCTCATCCACCATCAGCAATTTAGGTAGTCCCATTAATCCCCTTGCTATTGCTAGAGTCTGTTGTTCCCCACCGGACATGGTTCTAGCCAATTGATTTTTTCGTACTTGAAGTTTTGGAAATATTTTGAAAATTTTAGCAAGAGAAATTTGAGATTTTTCTTTGGCCTTTGAGTGCCATGCTCCGAGCATCAAGTTCTGAATTACAGTAAGGTGTGGAAAAACTCTTCTTCTTTCAAGCACGTGTGAAATACCTAAAGACGTCCTTTGATGTGTTGGAACGTTTGAAATAAGTTGCCCATCAAAGTGTATGCTTCCCTTCCTATGAGGAACCAAGTTGCTGATTGTGTTTAGTATAGTGCTCTTACCTGAACCATTCGGACCCAGCAACGCAACTATCTCACCTTGTTTGACATTCATCGAAACGTTCCATATCACTTGGTAATCATCATAAAGTACGTCAATGTTTTTGATATCAATTAGCATCATAGGTTCCTAGGTAGGAGTCGACTACCTTTTTGTTATTCTGTATCTGAGTCGGTGTGCCGTACGCAATCCTTTCGCCTTGATCTAAAGCAAGGATGTTGTCTGAGATTTCCATTATGATGTTGATGTTGTGCTCAATGGTTATAATCGTAACTCCGGTCTTCTTCATTTTCTTAATTAACTCCACCAGGCCTGGGATCGTTTTCTGATCCACGCCGCCCGTCACTTCATCCATTAGCAGTAACTTTGGCTCTATGGCCATGGCCCTGGCCATCTCAAGTCTTTTTCTTTGACCTGTTGAAAGTTCTCTAGCATAATGATATCTCTTGTCTATTAGGTCAACAAAGTCAATAATCTCCAGTGCCCTGTTCCTTGCGTTCTTCATGGTTGTTGCATTTACGAAGCACCCTATCATCACATTCTCAAGCAGAGTTTGATCCGCAAACGGTTTAAGTTTTTGGAAAGTTCTTCCTATACCCAGACTGCTTACTCTGTCTGGCCTCATATTGGATATGTCCTTGCCAAAGAATTCAACCCGTCCTGAGTCTGCTTTTGTGTATCCAGTTATCAAATCGAACAGTGTTGATTTACCGGCACCGTTGGGTCCAATAACTCCCAGAATGCTTCCTTGTTCTACATCGAATGATATCTCACTGTTGGCTTTGATGCCACCAAATGATTTACTTAGATCGGATACCTTCAATATTTTCATTTTTTCCTTTGTAATACTTTGTTAGGTAGTAATGATATCAAACCTGTTGGTCTGAACACACATATCAGCATCAGTATCAATCCGTAGAGTATAAGGTCAACTGCTCCTCCGGTCCCGCCTAGGTATATCCTAGTGTATTCGGAGATCGGAATCAGGATAGCAGTGCCTATCAAAGGCCCCCACACGCTTCCAATGCCTCCCAGCACTGTAATTAAAAGCACCACGATTGAAAATTCTATATTGAACACTGTCGCAGGGTCAATTATGAGTATGTACTGTGCGAACAGACTTCCCATTGGAGACATCATCATCGCCGAAATCACGTAGGCCAATATCTTATGACGTGACACATCTATTCCGATGCTGGCCGCCGCCTGTTGATCATCTCGTACTGCTTTCAACCTATAACCTAGTTTGGATCTGTTCAATATCCACGTCATGAGGAAACTAGCAATGAAGAATGATAAGAAAATATAGTAGTATGGAACTTTACTTGAATGGAACTGAAGTGCCATCCATGAATCTGTATCTGTCATTGTGATCCAGAGTCCAGATGCCGCTCCGACAAGATCCCATCGTCTGAAAAACAATGAGAAACTGATTGCTATCAATAATGTCGCTATGGCAAAGTAGTGACCGTGTAATCGCAACATAGGAACACCTATGAGAACTGCCAATACACCCGACACCGCCATGCCGAATATTATACCGATCCAGGGTGTTATTGCGTATTCGGTGTAGAGGAATGATGTAGCGTAAGCACCTATACCAAAAAATAATCCATGTCCCAGACTTATCTGTCCTGAAAAGCCGGCGATGATGTTCCATGATTGCGCCATCACACTGTGCATGAATAACATGATAAACAAATGTAGGTAAAAATTGTTAATGCCAATTACAGGCAGGAACGCAAGTAGAATCACAGTACACAATATTGAGAATGCAATTTTTCCGTTGGTGTTGTAAATTGGTTCTGACTTCGCTTGTGACAGTGCGTTGCTCATCAGTATCTCCCGAACAAACCCTGCGGTCTGTAAATCACAACTATGAGGTATATGGCAAAAATGTACAGTAATTTAAACGAAGGGTCTATCAGCAGGCCGCCCAGTGACTCTACAAGGCCTATTATGATGCCCGCATATAGACAGCCGATAATGCTACCGAAACCGCCGAGGGCAACCGCAACAAAGGCAAATAGGGCAAAGTTGGTACCAACGTCTGTGAAAACAGCAAAGTAGTTCATCATCATTGAACCAGCAACAGCAACACAGCCTAGGCCTATGGCCCACCCCAGTGCGAACATTTTATTAGATGGTATACCCAGGATTTCTGCGGCATGCCTGTCCTGTGAAGTTGCCTGTATTGCCAGCCCTGTGTCAGTTCTGTTTACGAACCAGTAGAGTCCTACGAAAGCCAGTAGGCAAACCATGCTGGCGAACAGTTGTGGTTGTCCGATGTATATGTTACCTATTTCGAGCCTGCCTTCCAGAATCGGATTGGACACGTGTCTGTAATCTGGTGTCCACAAAAGTTGCGCCAATGATCTCATGAATATAGACAACCCAAAGGTTGCACATATCTGTATCAACATCTTCGCTTTCAATATGTAACGTATCAAGAAGTAATGTGTGATTATACCACAGAATGCCATCAGCAAAACAGTTACCGGAATTGAATGTAAAGGATCCAGGCCGAACAATGACCACAACCAGAATGTTGTAAACATGGACAGCATAAGGTGTTCGCCGTGAGCGAAATTTACAATCTCCATTAATCCAAAAATCAAACTGAGGCCCGCCGCTATCAAGGCATATATCAGTCCCATCATCAGTCCTGCTACGATTGCCTGTATAATGATATCAGTGCCCATTGTATGAAAATATGAATTCGAGGCGTCGCGACGCCTACGCCTCGAAGTTTGGTGTTGTTATTTTTGATCCCAAGTTGGCATAGGATACACAAGGTCACAAGCCGCTAGTTCATAAGGATATACAGTACAGTATTTTCCGTTTTGAACCTGCATCAGCACACCTCTCACTGCCGAGTTTTGCCCGTCTGGACCAAACTTGACACCTCTGTATGGTACTATCAATGCTTCGCCTGGAATGTCTAGATCCACAAGAGCCTGTCTGATCTTATCAGGATCTGTCGAGCCCGCGTTGTCTATTGCAACAGCAAGGGCCATGAATCCAGTAAATGCTCTCGCTGGAACATCAGACAGATCTCTACCGCCTGAGTGTTTCTTGAAGATCTCATTTATGGTTCCTATCATTGGTATGGTCTTTGCTAGATCAGTGTTGAAAGGTGATCTTGAAATCACGCCCTCTGCCTTGTCACCCATTGTTGAAATAAATGTTGGGTCGACGTATCCAGCGTTCTGGGCGATTAACAATTTAGGATTGTAATCCAACTCCTTGGCTGTGTTCATGAACAAGAATGCATCTGCGGTATACTGAGACGGAAGAGTTACATCTGGATTTGATGCCTTCAGTTTCTGTACTTCAGATGTCAACGTCGTGGTAGACGCCTTGTAACTGATTTTCTCAACAACGTTCAAACCTTGTTCTTTGGCCATCTTGTTTTGAGTTGATCCACTGTCTGAACCCCAAAGTGTGTCTTCGTGTATGATACCCAATGTGTTCAGGTTTGCATTGTTTTTCTTGTTGAAGTCCTTTATGAATTCGAACATCAACTGAGTAAACATTCCATCGTGTGGCCCAACTCTAAAAAAGTATTTCAGACCTCTCGATGTTAGTTTAGGTGATGCAGAATCTCCATTTACAAATGGTATTCCTGCTCTTTCCGTCACTGTGCTAGCCGCGGCTACCACTGAACTAAAGTATGCACCATACATGGCGTGGACACCATCTTTGTTCAGCATCTTTTCAGTCTCACTGACACCAACGTCTGGTTTTCCTGTATGGTCACCCACAACTATGCTGACATTGGCTCCGTTAAGACCTTTTAGTCCTTTGTTCTTTGCCAGAGGCATGCCTGGTATGTCATGGCTGTTGTTGATAATATCCAAAGCAGTATTCACTGCCGCAACAGCATCCTTACCAATCTGTGCAGATGACCCTGTCAGCGGATATATCACTCCTATCTTTACATCCTTTGCCAAACCCATTACAGGCATGCAAATTAATGCTAGAAAGGAAATTATTGAAATTATGATTTTTTTCATTTATTCTCCTTATATAAGTTTTCACATATTATTTGTTCTATAACAATAAGTCAACACTTTGTTTTGTGATTGTTAGCGATTAATTCGCATACGGAAGGGCCTTTTTTGCAGTGCCTGTGTTTCTCTCAACTCAGCAGGTCCTTGTTTTTCCGACGTCATTGAATAATGGCGTTACAGATTTACTTATTGTTGAATTTTTCCAAACGGAAACCTTTTGAATCATAGCACTCCACATAGTCCGAGTTGTTGCTGTGCCTTATTGTACCCTGTCCCCACACCACATCATGATCACTGTATGCAAACGCTCGTTTGATAGTGACATCTATGTATTGTCCATTACCAACGCCCAGCGTCAGGAACGTCACGTAACTACCTTTGTCGCTACGGAACACTCTTCCGTTGGCTATCATACCTGCGAACTCCACTTTGTCCAGATAAAGTTCTTTCACGTACATGCCTGGCATGAAATTATCCTGGCTCCACCAACCGTACTTCCTGTATTGGTACTCCGGTGTGTCCCATTTGTCGGACTTGCTAGGTGTTACTACTTCTATGCCCACACGCTTGGCTTCTGTCCTGTAAACCCAACGCTTGTATGATCCCTGGCAGTGTTTTAAACAAGATCTCCAAAATTTTTCTTTGTTGTGTGCTTTTTGATAAGCCAACGCCCATATCAACCTTCCCAGGTTAACGGCGTGTGCCCTGCACAGGCCAAACCCTGACAATGACTGTAGCATTGTTATAATCTCGTCCTTGCGTGGATGCTCGCCCAGTCTCGTTATGAACTCCATTATCTTTTCTTCGTTCTTCTTGGCGAATGCACGTCTGTACATGTCGGCCTCATACTTGTCTATGTCCAGCACCTCTGCGATCCTGTCTATGGCATCATCCTCATACACAATAGTATCACTCATACGTTCCTTGCTCCAGTCATGGAACATGGTGGCCTTCTTGCGTCCTGATATGGCAACGGGCCTTATCAGTGCCGTGGCGAACACACAGTCCTTCCTACTCTTCGGTTGTATCGCCCTGAACAGTCTCCTCATGGCCGGACTCTCTGCCTGTGTCACTCCCAGTACATCTCCCCTGCACAAAAGTTCCGAAGTAGCGGAATCCTCTTCGGGATAGTCTGTCAGTTTCCGTATGGGATCTATCTCTATGAGTTGCGACAAACCACGATTGGCTAAAATGTCCACCTTGAGGTGTTCCAGGTCCTCCACTTCGTTCTTGTCTAGTAGTATTTGGTTCTCCGCCGTGAACAGGCTTTTTGGTAGTTGTCTTTGAAACATCAGTATTCCTCCGCAGTGTTTTGATATGCATCTTTTCTTACCTTTCAATTTGTTCTCGATACGTCTGGCCTCTTTGGCGTCGATGCCTAACGAATCATATGTGAACCTGCGGGGTAGGTTACCCTTGACACCCAAACGTTTCGCCGCTTCACGCCTTGCCGACTTATCTTGATAGAGCACGTAGTTAGATATTCTAGCACTGCGTCCCGGCCAACGTTTGAATATTCTTTGCATCACCTCGTCCTGCTTGTGATGGGGAAAGTCTATATCAACATCAGGTAGGTCATCCCTGTTGGGATTGAGGAACCTTGCTACGGGTATGCCCCACTCCACTGGGTCCACATCTGTTATGCCCAATAGGTAACAGACCAATGACGAACCAGCCGAACCACGTGTCATGTGTGGTATGTCTCGTGTCATTGCAATGATGTCACATATTTGTATGAAGTAATCTACGAAACGTAGTTGAAGGATGATGCGAGTTTCCTCAGCGAGCCTTTGCGTGTATTCTTCTGTGCCTGGGCATTGCCTAATAAATCTATCGTACAGCCTTGTTATGTCGTTTAGTTCCTTATCTTTCATTTGCCTATGTTTGCCTGTTGTTGCCTTGAGCAAACATATTTATCTGCGTAGATTATGTTGCGGAGATTTCTTGACGTAATTTATTTTTTGGTGTGTCGATGTTCCGCCGGTCACACGCGGCGCTTATCACACAGGAGTCGCACAACGGCGATCTTGATTTACACACCAACTTGGCGTGTGTTATCAACCACATATGTGCACCGTACTTGTACTTGCTGGGTGTGGTATTGTTCACAGTGATAGATGCCTTGCCTTCGTCTAATGAGTCCACCCAACCTAGCCTCCACAACATCCTGAACACGTGGGTGTCCACTGCTATGTGTGGCTCACCAAAAACAAATCTCATAACGATATCAGAACTCTTACGTCCAACTCCGGGCAGTGTCATCAGTTCTTTCTGTGTGTTTGGCACACGCCCGTTAAATTTTTCAAGTAACATTTTGCTAGTGGCTAGTATGTTTTTAGACTTTGCGTTAAACAGTCCTGCGGGTTTTATGGCCTCGATAATTTCCGCCTGTGATAGTTTTAACATCTCCTCGGGTGTGTCGGCCAAAGCAAATAATTGTCTACAAGCAACAGCGGTCCTTTTATCCTGTGACTGTGCCGACAGCATTACTCCTATCAGGCTAGTGTATGCTTTGGAATATATTTTTGCTTTGGGTTTCTTGTTTGAGTAGTTTGGGTACAGTGAACTTAACTTCTCATAGATGAATTCTATGTCGTTATTGTTCTTCATCTGAGTGCAGTTCGTTTAAGAGTTGTCTCAGTTTGCCGCCCTCGACAGTTGCTTTCACCTTACCTATGGTGTCACCTTTTGTTGGGTCTGGTACACTATCTCTCGCATCTTTTGGAGTGTCACTGCCCGTGACCTTAGATGTCTTCTTGAGGTTATCGTATATTGTGCTTCTTTGTTTGTCAAACTGTTTGTATTCCGGATCATCTGCCAGGTCCCTGATACGTAAACTGTCCACGTCAAACTCCAAGTCCACTTTCTGTCCAACACCAGAACTTGATCTTGTCTTCATGAACTGTATCTGATACCTACCACGTTCTTTCATAGCCCTCGATGTGAATATACCTATCACGTTGTCAGCGGTTTGTATCTTGGACAGTCCGCCCGATATGTGACTGTGATCGAATTCGATCTCTTCCACAGACGCCCTGTTCAACTGTGATGCAGTTGCAAGTACACACTGTTTTTCCACAACCAAGTTCCTCAGTTCTTCCGAAACATACTTGTCCTTGATAAACAAGTCTGCCGGAGATATCCTTTTGCTTTTTGGCATCATGAGATCCAAATAGTCTATCAGTATGCAATCAATTTTCTTCTTGTTTTTTAGTTCTAGCTCTTTGAGATATGTTCTCACGTCCAACACGTTACTTCCGCTTGGCAAGTATTTGATTTGAAGAGTACCTGATTTCTTGGCAAGCATTTTGACCTTCATCTCTACGTTTTCTATCTCTGGAAACACCTTACGAGTGGGAATGTTTGTCATCATAGCGTCCAATCTCATAGCAGTCAGTTGTTCACTCAATTCAAATGATATGTAACAAACGTTCAGACCAGCCTGTGCCCAGTTCACCGCAAGATTCTGCAAGAACAAACTCTTACCTGCGCCTGATCCACCTGCAAAGATGTTTAGTTCTCCACGGTTGAAACCGCCAAACAGTTTCTTGTCGAGGTTCTGCCAGCCTGTGCTGATCTGCCCGTTGTTTGCCTTGAGTGCCTCTAGTCTTCCTTTAGGGTCCTCAAAGTAGTCTGTACCGAGATCACGTGTCAGTCCCACGTTCACTGCGTCTTTGACCATGTCCTCCACAGGAGCATAGTCGCCCTTTTCCAATAAGTCTGCTGACTGTAGTATCGCACGTTCCAGTGCCTTGTGTCTCGAGAATGTTTCAAATTCGTCTAGTAGCCAATTGAAATGGCTCGGGTCTAGGTCTTTTGCTGATTTCAACTTTATGTCATGCTTTGCGTTCACTTGTTCAACCTCTGGCATGACTTTGTATTCGTCCATGTAGTCTTTGACGAACTTGGCAATTGGTTGCAGTTTTCGATCAAAAGATTCCGGTTTGAATATATTCTGCGCTCTAGCAAATGATTCCGCATCTGCCAAAAGCATTTCTATATAAAGTTTTTGTACATCAAATGTGTATTCAGCCATTTTTTACTCCGCATTGTATTTTACAACAATCGTGTGCAGATGTAAATTGTTTTGTTGAATTAAAAAATTCAACCACATCCGACCTTTGCAAAATATCTTGTAGTGTGTTGTTTCTAATATTGAAATTTGATTGTTTTGGTGAAAAAATGTTCTTGTACTTGTATCTATAGGTGCCCATCCAACAGCAAGGATAAAAGTCGCCTTCTGCGTCTATATAAAGGTCAGAACTTGGTTTGTCATTTACCAAACAAGCAGGACTCATTTGGGTTTGGTAGTCTTTGTCAATCAAAACTGACTCCTGATGCTTGTAGTATTTGTCAACATATTCCTCGTCAGGCATCAAATCTTTTTGTCCTAACCATCTATCGCTCTGCTCTAATCTGAAATGATCAAAACCCAAAGTCTTTGAAAAACCCTGTGCTTGTTCTATCTGATGTTGATTGTGTTTGAATACAATGAACTTCCAAATCAATTTACATTTACTAGACGACATGACATTTACAGCCTCTATTATTGTGTGCCATTTAGAATTTTTACGATAGATGTGATTGGTATCCTCTAGACCGTCTATGCTAAATGTAATTGAATCTTTTTCTGTCAGTAGGACAGATAAACTTGTCCACCAAGTTTTACTTCTCGATGAACCGTTTGTTATAATGCTTATCCTACAGTTGTTATCTTTTAATTTACGAATAAGTTCTAAGAACTTAGAATGATATATAGGATCTCCGTTGTTGCCACACAGTTCGATGTTAGCATTGGCACCCACAAAAGATACAAGATTGTCTACATCAATTTCGTGTATAGATCGAGTCTTGAACTTTTCATAGAACCAAGTCCTATCACATAGGCTACACGCCAGAGTGCATTTACTTGTAGGTTCAACGTGGAAACTAACCATACATCCTCCTCTTCAGGTCAATTTTAAGTTTGGTACTTTCTGCTGTTTTCAAAATAGATTGTATCGTGTACAGCCTCCCATAATTCTTTACTGCATCTGCAACATCATTGATACTGTTATCCCATTCAGGAAAGGCCACGCTCCATCCAAACTCTGTCGCCTGATCAATCAATTTTTCTCCAGGTGCATCTCTGTCCGGTACAACAATAACTCTTCTTCCAAGATTATTAATCAACTCTCTTTGTGTGTCATTTATCTCCGACCCCAGTATGCTGACTCCAGAAACGGCAATGGCATCAAAAGGTCCCTCAGTGACTATAACAAATTTCCTTGCCCAATCCTGTGCGTCCATGTTGAACACGTACCCCGGCCATACGTCGGTGTAATATTTTACACCACGCGATTCTTCAAATATTCTTCCTGTGTAACCAACAATGTCACCCCTCCAATAGAATGGTATTAACAGACGTTGGTGTATGTCCCACATCTTGTCTGGAGAGTACATGAAATCATACCAATCAGGGCCAATGCCTCTATCTCCTAGGTATTTGAGTAGTCCATCAATTTTTTTCCATTGCGGTTCTGTCAAGTCGTTTCCGATATATTTCTCTAGCCAAATATCAAGTTTGTGTGTGTTTTTTGGCAGTGCTTTGTTTTTAAAGTTTACAAATTTCTTTTTCTCATACTTGATGTCGTTCTCTTCTTCACGCATGGCCTCTATGGCCAACTTCTTTATTGTGTCGTCGGGTATGCCGATGTAGCCCATGAACTGCCTCATCTTGTACGTGAGCTTCCTGCCGATCACGTAACTGGCCTTGAATCCACAATTGAAGCAGTGATAACTTACTGTTCCGTCTGCACTGGTCATTATGCCACCACGTTTCTTTTTGTCTGCCGTCTCGCCGTTGTGTACGCAACAAGGCGCATTGAAAGATATCCAGCCACTGGGAGTTTTTTTCCTAGCCGCAGGTAGACTTGTCAGAATAGTAGATTGGATCAGGTTCATACCCTATATTTTACTGTCTATAAAGTATTTTGTCAATCTTACCAGTGTTACCAGATGTTCTGGTGGCCTTGAAACGCACATTTTGGAAAACACCTGTGAAGTTTAAACTTGTAACACTTGACGAGTCGGTCATTGTAGTACTGGTAATTGTAAAATAGTCATTCGCAGACGGAACAGTTTCCATGGTACCTTGTACTTCCACTGTGCCCGAAAAGTTATTTGGATAAATGGCAACAGTGTGTAGTGCCTTGTTGTTGTTGATACCCGGACGTCCCTTAACAGCACCGGATGTGAAAATATCGCTGGACAACGTGAAACTGCTCACGGTCAAACTAGGTGTGAACTGTGGATATGCTGTGTCTAATATTTCTATGCTACCCCCCGCCACGTAACTTGTATCTGCATAAGTGACCAGCGTACTGCCGTCTGATTTGATTTCCTGAATTGAATACTCGTAAAATTTTGCATCTAAAGCCAAAAGGTCTCCGTCTGATATCTCACATTTTGCTTGTCCTTTAGTTGTAATTGTGCTTCCGTCGTCTAAAATAGTCAAATTTTTTGTGATAACCGCTTTCTTTGATTCGGTATCAACAATCACCAATTGGTAGTAGTTTCCACTGGCCACTGTCTTCGATGACACATCTTGGGCTTTCTGATCCTCATTTTTGAACGTAAAGGTAAGTGGATTTGTAACTCCTCTATGAATTGTAAGTCTTCTATCGTACACCTTTGAGTTCCTTCCATGATAACCATTTTGGTAAACAATTACCACATTGTTGAGTAAATACCTTGATACTGTTTGCATAATACATATTTAACAGTATTTATAGATAGAGCATGAACGAAATTTTTTACACCTTAAGGGATAAATTTCCCTTTTTAAGCCTGATCAGAAAGGGCGATTTGGAATACGTTGGCATTGTGCAGAATGAAGATGCAAATGTTATAAGTTTTTACGATTATGGAAGGCTTATGATGCCAGCGGACAAGATGCGTTTTTTAAAGTGTGGAGAGACCTGGTGGCATGAGTCTAATAGAAAATTACCAATCAACATCTTTTTGAAAGGACAATTTAGGTATTTCAGATCGACGTTAGTAAGTTTAAATTCCAAAGATGTAGAGATAGTGCATGGACCTACCGTAAAACTGTCTCAAATTTCAAAGAAACGGGTGAAGAGAAGGACAATCCAACTAGTTCGTAAACCTACCTAATCACAGTCAAAAAAAAAGATCGCTGTCTGCGATCATATCTAATCTTTATTCCCCTCGGAGCCCAAATTTCCTGCCAGTATGGCAGTTCAACATCGACAAAATGTTGATCTAGTTGTCCTTCTTTGTTAAGCACCTTTACGTTGTACTTGTTGCCTGCCTTTACTTGAGCCGATAAGAATGCAGACAAGTCGACCACTGCTTGGGTATCACCTAGGTCTTTGATCTGTATTGGAAGTTTTTTTCTAAGTCTTTTAGTTTTTTGATGTTGCATCAAAACTATATTTAGCTCTGCTCAGTAAATTCATTTGGACAACTATGGCCTGTGCATATGCTATGGCGTGGGACTTCTTGAAAAAATAAGATCCATCGGTTGGACGAATCCATACTTCGTTCAATATATCTTTCCAGTCCTTGTACATTAGATGCCTTTTTGCAGGACGTATGATTGCTAGTACAGCCGCAAGTTGTTCAATATTTCGTGGCTCCAACTTTGAAACGATGTTGTAATGGCCGTTTAGGTGGAAAAGTTTCTCAACAGTCTTTGGATTTTTAAGCATGTCCCAATCTGGTTCCTGTATCATCAACTCTACCAATTCTTGTTCAGATTTGACATCTTTATAGATGTTCACATTCAACATGTCTATTTTAAAATATCCTCTGTCCTCGGCCTTTTTGTAGTCCAGAGTGCTGTGTCCCGTAACAGGGTGTTCCGGACAAGCATGAAAGTAAACACCTGTTTTATGTTTTTCTGCCTTGTTGTCTTTTATGATTGTTGCTGGTGTGTGTTTGAACAGTTTCAGCACACCGTCTCTGTCATAGAAGTCTATGTCTACGTCAGGCATTAGTGTACACTCCCTTTGTTTTTCTCATTGTATTTGATGAACTGTTCTTTGCTTCCTGGATCCAACACCTCAATGACATCAAGCAGTTTTCTGTAACCTTCTGTATTCAAGTAGTCTTTGTCCATATCCGGCATTATCACTCTTCCTATAGATCCATCATCCTTGATAATCACAGCACAGTCGCCATCTTCAAATTTCAAATCGTCATTTATTTCTAATTTGATCTTAGACAATTTTGGCCTCTCTTGCTGTGTCTTGCACCAGCATGTGATCTGCTGGATAACTTTTCAACTTGCTTGGCCAGAAACTTGGATTTATAAATTTTTCTATCATTTGTAATTGTTCGTCGTTGAATGATTTTAACATCCTTTTGCCTGCATTGCAACCGAGCAACAACCACGGACTTATTTTTCCCTGTTGTATATGAGCTACCGCTCTGTTAGTGTTAACCAATCTGAAATAGTCTGACCATTGTGCGTTTTGTTCGTTTGCCCAATCCATCATTGTTGTGATGCTCCTTTGGAGGGCCGCTTCAACTGGTTCAGTTTTTAATGTTTCAATCAAGTATACTTCGTATAAATCATCTCTTGCCCAATGATCTAATTTAATTTTTGAGCGAAGCACATAGTCGATATATTTTTCTGGATACAACGGATTTATGTGCATGATGTACCTGCCAAATTTTACAAATGCATTATAGTATGCACTTTTGACAAAATCATCATAGGTTTTAAGTTTTGAACCGTGTTGATGAATTTGATAGAACCTTTGGAATACCATGAAAGCATTCACTACCCATTTTTCATCACGTTGTAAATATCTGCGTTTTGGTTCACATAAGTGTACTTGAAGTGTCCTTGCCTTTGCAAAGTTCTTGCCACAGTACGTGCATTTATTTTGACTCGATGCCATGTTCCTCCAACAACTCCTCTAGTTCTTTGTCGGTCAGTACTTTGTCTAAAGCCTCGAGGTCATCTGTGTGCCATGTGGGGTATATTGACTTCAATTGATCTAGGCTTTTATTTGTTACACGTTTCATTGGTTTTATCCATGGGTGAAACTGCTGTTGTAGTGCACCGCACATAGAAGTTAAAATCCATGCTAATTTTTTGTGTGCTTTGTACCATTGTAAATTTTTCATGTTTTTGTTTACACATTCATTCACCATTTCAACATAGTGTTCTGTATAAAATCTGTCCTTTGACGACACCGTTGACACGTATCTCATTAACATGAAAGGTGAATACAAATTTTTTTCTTCGTCGTCGACCCTGTCGTAGTAGTTTTTATTTCTAAAATCAACAGCCTTAAGGCCGTTCCTTAGGTCAAAAAACTTTTTTTTGTTTGTCTTTCCCGGCATATTTTAATCCAAAAATTGTACAGTCCTTTGCTGTTTTAAATGTTAATTTTAGTTTCTTGTTCATGTGTTGTAAACCTGTAATACGGAAATTATTTTGGTTAAGCCAACCCATAAAATCTTTTATCCATTCTTCCTCCATCCACACATATTTGTTTTGGATTTTTAATATAGGTGCTTCTATATGGATTGATTTTTTACCATACCGAGCCATAGTCAACCTGTTCACATTGTCTGGAAATATCTTTTACAAAGTAGGCACATAGAGGTTTTGCACCATCAGTTAGTGGCACGGCCAACATCTGCCCTGACTTTATTTTTGGGAAGTACCATTTGACCTCGGTGTATATATCAACTATGTCTATTGGTAGGAATTCTGGTTTTGCACTTGATAAAGGATTGAACGTGAATGCATCGAATCCTCTATCGTTCAAACTCGTGATAGGTAAGAGATGCATTTCCTGTTGTCCTGCTTCACCTATCAGCATCTTCCAGTCAAGAGGCATTTTGATTCTGTGTTCGCCAATTTCGAGAACCGCCGCGGGCGCATTGAAACTTTCTAAGAAGATCAACGGAATGTAAAAGAAATCTGGATTGCTTGGATCCGAGTTGTCCAAAACTGCAAATCTCAAGTTCTCATCTACCCATTCCGGGATCTTTTCCAGTTTGTAGGTTCTGTCATCAAGTGTAAGGATTTTCATATATTGTTTTTTATTATATAGGAATTGATATAATTTAACAATTGAATATTTTCATGTTCCTCATAATGATGAAAATACTTTTGTTCCTGAGGTATACCCTTTGAAAATTGATGCATATATTCATTACCACAAAAGTCAAATAGTTCCATAACATTCACATCGTCTTGTATTAATTTGGTTTTATTAAAATTTATGTCACGCAACTTTTTGAAGTTATTACACATATTGAATATTACATACCTGTACCCATTGCTTTTTAGGAAAGCCGATAAAGTGATTATTTTTACCAAAAGGTTGTTAAAACTAGTTACATCGTTGTATAGCATGGTTTTAGTTTTCAACAGGCCATTGATGAAATCTAAATTAAACTTTGATTGAAATCTTGAATTTAGATTTTGTTTATCTTTAAAAGGATCCATTGAAACACACAAAGGCCAATCATAGGCCAAAGCAGGATCAAATTTCTTACTAACAGGTTCATCGTATCTGGTCATATGAGTGACCGGAATAAGTATCAAATCTGGTCTGTCACCAACAGACAAAGTTTCTATTAAGTTTTTGATTTGGGTATCAAACGAAGCACCTGTTTTGCTTATATTAACGATGTTACTTGCTCCAAACTTTTCATTGAAAAAAGGCTTTATCAAATGATGGCTAAAAATTAAACCATAACTACAACCATCAATTAAAATTGTTTTCATAATTTATCTTTTCTATCTTGTATGGATAATTGGCTTCTTTGTAAAACTTTTTCCTCGCCCCCAGGTGTCTTTTTGCAAACTTGCAACTGCTGGTAATGTCCCAGATCTGCACACTGTCCTTGTCCTCTGCTTTTCTGATCCCACGACCTATGCTCTGTATCACCCTCACAAATGACTTACCTGGCTCTATTAGGACAAGATTAAAAATCCTAGGAATATTAATGCCAACAGCGGCAACTCCATATGTGGCAATAATAATTTTATTTTGGCTAGTAGATACTTCATCGTACTGCTCCTTTCTATCTGTGTTTTTTGTTGACCCAGACACAAACACTGAGTCCTTTAATTTCTTCTCTAGTATTTCACCTGCACTTATTCTATCTACTAGTATCAAAGTATTCCCTGATGTTGAGATACTTTGTATTGTCTGTGCTACCCAAGTCATTCTTGTTTGGTCTGTGGTTAACCATTTCAATTCTTCTCCATATGTTTTGAACTGTGGATGGTCCTGTGTCTGCAACACATTCACGTGGCAGTTTGCCAACACACCTTTCTCCTGTAGTTCACTGGCCTGTATTTTATTTGCAACCTCACCGATGCTACATTTCAGGCCCATGAATTCATAATCTGCCTTTGGTACAGTACCTGTGAGACCCCAACGTATGCCACAGTGTGCAAATGGACCAGTCAATAATCTCTTCAACACGTCTGCTTTTGCCATGTGCACCTCATCAATTATTATTGTGTTGATGCCTTGTATTGCTTCAAGGAACTCTGTTGTGTGTTCGTCTTTGGCTTTCTTTTCCAGAACGTTCAAGCTCTGCCATGTCGCGATTGTATTGTACCTACCAAGTTCCTTCCTGTCACCATAGTACACGCCAGTATCTAAATTACAGGTGAGAAAGTCTTCCTCTGTCTGAGTCACTAAACTTTTGTTTGGAACAATAGTCAATGTACGTCCGTATGGTTCAACCAATTGACACAATGCCGCTGTGATTATAGTTTTACCTGCTCCCGTGGCAATCTCCTGTATGCACTGAGGATTCTCTATAAACTTGTTTATGGTTTCAACTTGGTAGTCACGAAGTTGTAATTTCTGTCCTGCACACGGATGATTGTCTGGCCACGTGATGTGCGACAAGTAGTCCTTGTCTACTTTTTTAAATTCATAATTGTGTTGTTGACGTCTGTCTTCGAAGTCCACATATACGCCGCCTTCTTCTAGTATAGGAAGTATTTGGTCAACTAGGTTGAGGTACGTGGTGCCTCCCAATCCAAAGAAACTTACCTTACCATCCCATCTGCCCAATTTCACTGCTGGCAGATGCCTTGCATATGGTATCTCATATTTGAATTTGTTTGACAGTCTTTTGCGCCATTCGAGAGATAGATTCTCAAACTTCACATTTACTTCGTCTTTTATTACTAATTTACAACTGCTCATTTAAATTTTTTGTATAATGCGATCATTCCAGTCCCAACTACTCGGTTGGTGATCACTATAATACAACTTTTTTGGAAGATTTTCAAGCAGTCTTTTCAGATTCTCTGTGCCACCAGCATAATAACCACCACCTAACGCTATTAGAGATGTTTTTGGTTGTATCTTGCTCTTGATTAATGCACGTGGTATCCTGTTCCTTACAAAAAGTATTTTGGTTTTTTTATCGATAAATTTAAATTGTTTGCTCATCTGGTGCAGTTCATACAAGTTTTCGAAAAACTGTCTCGACTTTGTGCTGTCAATCAGATAAGTTCTTTCATTGTTCCTTTCCACATCTTTCCTGTATATAGGTTCGCGGAGGTCAAATCCCCAAGAACAATCTTTGAGTATGTCGATCCCGTTTATTTTGAATACGTTAAGCCACTCCCAAAATTCTTCTACTTCATTTTCTTCCTGTAAATCACTATGGCAAGGCATTACCAAAGGAAAGGCATCCAATTCAAACAAACTCCTCACCACTTCTTGTTTGGAGTATGTTTTCGAATCTATCCATAACTTATGGTGGTTGTTATTGGCAATTTTTAAGGCCAGTTGATTCTCAGCACTGCAAACAAGTTGTGTGGCATCAACTCGGATATTTTTCAATGCATCTATTTGATGCAACAAAGGTTTGTCTTGCTGAGTATCTTGCCAGTAAGACAGCATGGATTCCGGAGCGTGGGACAAGCAAACTTGTTCGCCAACAATGGTGGCAGTAGGTATTTTATGATTTTTAATAGATTTATTGATGTTGTCGTAGTCTTTAATTATTTTTTTATCTAAAAATTCAAAATCATATCGTGCCGCAATTAATGTAAGGTAGTATGTTGTCACATCTGTTTTTTTGAACAACCATTTTTTTGACTCACCATCATACGAGGAATAGCCTGCAGGGAGGTCTCTTTTATCCTTGAGGCATCGTATCAGTTGGATGACTTTTTTGTGATAAGGAAATCGTACTTCTATCAATTCTTCATCTTCTATTGAGATGTATTGTATTGTTTTTTTAAAATTGATTTCACGGAATTGTTCGTCATACTTGGGATCATCAAGCAGAGATTTTATATCCATGCCATGTGCTTGAAACTTCGTGAGATATCTTTTCAGTATTACGAGTGCCAGCCTTGCCTGTTTTTCAGTCCACGCATATTGTGATTCTGCTAATGATGACACAGTTGCTCTGTCCTTAGGATGGGCATTTATTGCCTTTTTTGTGGGGTCACCCCATAGATAATCATTATATGCTAATATTTTAAGGGCTTCGTTAATTGTTTTTGGCATATCTGACATTTTTATAAACCTGGTAATTTAGATAATTATTAGTACATTATACAATAATTGGTAATTTTGTCAACCATGCAAAGAAAGAAAACACATAGTAGAATAAAAAGTTTTAGAAAACAACTGCAACGGAACCTTGAGACCAGGGGCGACGTCCGAGAGTATAAACCTACAGGGATGGCAGTTGCACATTGGTTTACCAAATTAAACACAGTGCTTTTTGGTAATAGATTAGGGCGTGTTCATATTGAAATCAAAAAGTTACACAAGGACTGGGGCAGATGTGTGGCTCATTGGGATGGCAGACATGCACCAGCAGGAAGATTTAATCAACGCAAATTGCCACATCATATTGTTGAAGGATATTACATACAACTACATTGTAAATTTCCTACATGGAAAGACTTTATCGAAAAACTTGCTCATGAGATGGTGCATCTGTATCAGATGACTGTATTGAAGGATCCTTATTCAAATCACAATTAAAACTTCTATGCTTTTAGACCTAAGTTTCAGTCTGCTTTTTTAAAACTTTATCGTTAAATTCCTTGTAAGTCATTAGACTGGAATTTCCAAGATCTGTTCCTGTCTGCAAGTAGTTAAGGAAATCCGGTGGGTTGTCGTGAACAATAGTAAAATGGCAGTAAGGTCTCATCTTCAGGTGATCCCTAAATTGTTTCAACCACTGTTCAAATATGGCATCACTATGCCTCTCGCCGTAGTTTTCCGTGTCCTGGTAGATATTGTTCAGTTCGCCCTTGCCGTATTCTCTGAAATCAAAACCTATTAGGTAAATGTTTCTGTGCCCATGCACACATGCAGTCCAGAACGCGGCGTTGCCTGATATCCAGTGAGGATTGTGTGGTATGAGGTGTAGCATGCCTTTTGATTGTTTCCTGTTGACTTCGAGAGCAGGTGCATAATGATTTGTCTTGAGACCCACCTCGTCCTCTACCATTTTCATTGTGATTTTTGTATCCACGCTAAAGATAAAATCTGGCAAGAAGTCTCTGTACAGGGCATTGCATCCGTAAGTTTGTCCTGTGGCTTTGAGTGTGTTGAGGTCGAAACCTTTCCTCGATGGACCGTTACCTATCACGTAGGCATTGCCTCTCGGCTTGTTTTTGACTTTGTCTTCGTAGTATCCTGTTTCCTGTATTTTTTTACCGCCCCTTATGATTGTCTTAACAACAATGGTCTCGCCTTTGTACGTTTCAAATTCTATCGGTAGTATTTCATTCATTTTTCCTAAGTTTATTATTGTCATTTGAGGTATTTCTCCTGCAGTCGTTTTTTGATTCTTTGCCATGGCAATCCCTGTCTAATCTCGTCTTCGAACCATTCAGTGTAGGCAAGCCTGTTGGCCCACTGCATTCTATTTGGCATAGCAGGTGTGTTTATGTCTGAAATTGATAAGTTACCCACATCATGGCATAAACTAGATTGCGATACAAACACCGGAACTCCGTTTATCACTGACTCTATGGCAGGATTAGAACTATGGTTGATGATTGCCCACGCACGGCCTAGCACAGCCTTGAAGTCTGTGTCGTCGTATGTTTTGTAGTCTCGCCTCGGCAGACGTACTTTGACGTTCTTGAAATCACTTTCCTTAAATGGGATCTGATTTCGTGGATGTGGCCTCACTAGTATTGGACGAGATGTGTATTTTCTGATTTCTGCAATTTGGTTTTTGATCCAGGTGCCCATTCTAGGTAACCCCTTCCATTGTTCCGATTGATCATGTTGTCCACATATTACTATCATCTCTCCTGTTGGATTCCACGGCTTCAATTCGTGTCTAAACAATGGCCAACGTTTGTCATCAAACTCTTGATTGGCAAAATCTGCATCTCTGTTTATGCCATTGATTCCTATCTTGAAACTTTGATTGCGTCTTAGACCGCCCACTTCTATGACAACGACCGGTTTGCCTTCTGTCCTGTACTTTTCCCAGATTGGTCTGTAAGATTGCATCCTGCCTCGCCATAACACGCTCCATATTACAGCCACGTCGGCGTTGGTCGACCTATTTTCGTAAACTTGGTCTCCGGCGTCACGAACGCTTTGGATGAATGCGTGAAAAATTGGTTTTGAATTCAATGGACCGTAGTCCGTCCATATTTCTAGTTTCATTTTACTACTGTCTGTACGTATTCGTATGTTTTTTTCAGTCCTTCTAGGAGTGGATAGTTTGGCTTCCAGCCTGTCAATTTTTTAATTTTCGTATTGTCAGAATTTCTTCGCATACAACCAGCCGGTCCGGATGGAAGGTATGTCTTTTTTATTTTTTTCCCTGATATGTCGATCAGCATGTCTGCTAATTGGTTCATGGTGATCGCTTCATCTGATCCCATGTTGATTGGTATTTGCACGTCATTTTCAATTAATTTGTCAAGCCCTATCATCAAGTCATCAATGTAGCAGAAGGATCTAATTTGCGTTCCGTCACCCCAAATTTCAATTTCTCCAGGATCATTGGCTTTGATTATTTTTAGGCAAGTTGCCGCTACAACTTTAGAATTTTCAAGCACATCACAGTGTGGACCGTACATGGCGTGGAATATAGGTAACGAAATTTTCATGCCATAACTTTTTGCGTATTCTTGTGCCAATTGCATGTTGTATAATTTTTCCATTCCGTATATATTGCCAGCCGGCTGTGCAGGCCATATGTGTTCATCTTCATTAAGGTCAGGTCCGTTATGACCTTGAAAACTAGTGTTGTATATCATGGCAGACACAGCATATATAAAATGTGATTTATTTTTAGCCGCAAAATCCATTGCTTGTATTGTCTGAATAGGGTTACTTCTGCCAGTGCCAAGTTGAGCTGATCCAACATTTTTTGAATTTGGCACGTCAGCACTCAGGTGATATATCCTGTCAAAGTCGTTGTCTATTGTAATTCTTGACTCCATGTCGTGTCCTACAAAATCATCAACAAAAACAGGATCACCCACTTTTAGTTTTTTATCGATTCCAGTGACATGATGTCCTTGTTTTTTTAGATGCTGTGCTAGATTTTTGCCTATGAAACCTTGGCAACCTGTTATAAGTGATCTCATAGCCATATTTACTAACCTAATCTTTTAGTGTTTGCCAATATGGATGTGTCTGTTTAGTGGTAAGGTCTCTTTTTTTAGAGCTCATTGCAGACTTTCTTGTGTAACCTTTCATGTGGTCCATGTACTGTCCCAATTCTGAATTGATAAATGGATGCCTGGCCTTTCTTTCGCCCGCCCACCTGCCGTCATTTAGGTCTTCATTTTTTATTTTACCAGCCTGTTCCATTTCGATCCTGACAGCATCAAACGTGAACGAGTCTGTGTACCCTGATATTGGAAAATGGTTTAGAAAACCCTTTTGTATGTTGAAAAATAAATCTTCTGTGTAGTACTGTTCCCATCTCTCAAAAAATTCGCCTGTGTATTTGTGTGCGGTGTTAAATGCGTAGTATCCAGTCTCAGAAAAACCTTTTTTTGGTCGGCCCAGATAAGACGTGAACGCTGTATCTGGCATTATGTGTTCTAGCCAAGACATTGGGATCTTTTCAAATGTCAGTAGATCAGCATCCAAGAACCATAGCATATCAGGTTTGGTCCTTTGCCAAGCGTCTATACACGCAAAAACTTTATAACTAAAACGCACTGCATCGTACACATATATCGAGGTGTCTTTGTCGAATCCTTTTTGCTCCTGTGTATTTTGTCGTATTCGAGGATTCAACATCGGGTCGTCTTTATGCCTGTTAATGAATTCTTGCAGTTTTGGTTGTGCCTGTAACAGATCTATGTTTTGCACACGAGGTGATTTTATAGATTGGTTCATGTCGTCTGGATATAAAAGTATCTTGGCATGTTCGGGCCAGTTTTTGATAGTGCTTTCTACACACGGAACCACAGGGTTAGGATGGTATTTCGTGCCCCAGGTTGTTGCGATTGTTAAACTTTTCATTTTGCAATACCACTGATTATTTCATACATCTGGCTGATCTCTTCTTGTATACCAACACTTCCGTTGCCAACAAAAAATCCGTTTTCGTGTATGTCATCAGCCGACTCCGTTGTACCAGACACCATGTAGTCTAAGTTTGGCATAACTGGTTGTTTAAGAAAATTCCTCGATGCCAACGGTCTGTTCTGTATGCCTGCCTTAGACAATGCGTCTATCACTTCTGGCCGCCTTCCTTTTAGTTTTCCATCAAGCACTATCCCAAATGTGAACCAACTGCTTTTACCGGTCTCCTGTTGTATCCTGCACCACGATTTGTTTGAGAACAAATTTAAAAAATGTTTGGCGTTGGCCAATCTAGTGGACATGATTGAATCCCATTTTGTAAGTTGGACAGAGCCAATCGCTCCACTCATTTCTAGAGGACGTAGATTGTATCCCGGAGTGGCAAATATAAAATTATCATCAAATGCATTTCCTGTTTTTTGATACAATGAAGAATTGTCAGGCAATTCTCTTACCCAACCGTGTGCCCTCATACTCCTTAGGTAGTCCGCGTCTTCCTTGTCTCGGCACAATATCATACCGCCTTCCATTGTTTGTATGTGATGACTAAAGAAGAAACTGAATGAGCCGGCCAGGCCAAAGGTGCCCGTGTGTTGCTCGTTGAATTTAGCACCCATCGACTCGCAGTTGTCTTCTATAAGAACAAGGTTATGTTTATCGCAAATGCTTTTGATTGCTTGGTAGTCACAACTATTGCCCAACAAATTTACTGGCATAATTGCACAGGTGTTTGGTGTAATCGCCTGTTCTATTTTGTTAACATCTATGTTCCATGTGTTTGGATCTACATCAACAAAGTTTATCTTAAAGCCATTTTGTGCTATTGGGAAATAGGTAGTTGCCCAACCTACAACAGGAACAATTATGTCACCTGTCAGTTTGTATTTCCATTTTAAAAGGCTGAGCATCAAAAGGTTTGCGCTCGAACCAGAATTTACCATGATGGCATTGGGAGAGTGGAAAAGTTCTGCAAATTCATTCTCAAATTGTTTTACATGTTTGCCCATGGTGTACATGTCCGTGTCAATCACTTTTTGTATTGCATCTAATTCTTCTTTGCCCCAAGTGGAGTATGCTAGTGGGTATTTCATTTATTTTTTGTCTCCTTGTTTTGCAAACGGGTTGTAGTCTTCAACCGTCTGCCAATATTGTTGATCTCTTTTTACTCTAAGGTCTGATTTTGAACTTTTGCCCTTCAATTTCCTTTTTCCTTTCATGTGATCGACATATTCTCCTAGAACACTGTTCACGAAAACATGCAGTCCTTGTACTCCCGCACCGTGTCCTATGTCCACGCCTTGGTCAGGAGCCACTCGCTGTAATACCTGCCAAAACAGATAACTGTCGTGCCATTCCAGCTCGTTGAATATTGTGTCATTAGTATATAGTTTTGTCCATTGGTGGATAAACTCTTTTATTTTTGGATGTCTCCTATTGTAGCATACCCAACCACACTCGGGATATGTTGGCCTCCCTAGGTAGTTTACAAGTTTGTCGTTCGGCAATAGATCCGTCACAAACTTTTTTGTTATCGGACGGAACGTGTAGGTGTCAGCATCAAGCCAAAGCAAGTAGTCGTTGTCGATGTTTTCAATGGCGTGTGCAACACAAAAGACTTTGTGAGAAAACCTTACCGCGTCCCAAAGAAAGGAACCTTTGCCTCTGTCTAGGTCTCCTGCATTTGGCAATCTTCTTACTCCCCCAGGTATGGGTGTGGTCTCACCATTCGCCACAGGATCATTTTTATGGCGATTTTTGAATCTTACAAGTTCAGGGTTCACCGCTTCTGTGTCTACGTATTTGACTTTTGGGTGTTCGAGTGTTGGCTTGTTTTTTTCGTAGTAGGCATAAAGTGTCACGTCATCGGGCCAATTGTCGATATGACTTTGAATCATCCTATCAGCGTAGTTGTTTTTTGGTGGAAAAGTTGTAATTACTGCAAGACTCGTCATAGTCCTAGTTTTTCTTTGAACCTTTTGTATACTGTGCCGTCTCTGATTTCTTTGATGCTCCACATCTTATAGCCAAGGTCATGCAACCATTGTGTCCGGTCCGGATATTCGGGCGTTTCGATCCTGTTTAGATCTTTGTTTGCTACAGGCCAACAAAGCGCAAGATCTGAGGTACAAAAGGTAGGTATCCCACGAACGCAAGAGTCGACGCTGGCAGTAGAATTGTGAGTAACAACAGCATGACAATTAGTTATAGTATCTTGGAAATTGAATCTATAGTGCTTTTTTTCATCTCCGGCAAAATGTTTTTGTGTGAATTGTAGTTCTATATCGTCAGGAAATTCTTTTCGCCTGTCGTCAATTGATGCCACATTATTTGGATGTGGCCTGACTATAAATTTTCTGTCTGTTATCGGTCTAAGTTTTTCATATACGCCGTTGAACCATTCGATAGGGTCTAGCTCGTTCATGCTCCAGTTGTCTTTTGGCTGTAATACGAATATTATAGGGTCTTCTTGATTGGATTTACGCCATGGTTCATATTTTACTTTGAATTTCTTACGCATCATTTCCCAACGATCACCTGGACTGTTGTCAGACAGGAAGTTCCCGTCATTCATCGGGGTGTACAAGGATACCCTGAAATGATGATCTGGTGACGTTGACACGTTACCAAAACTCGATAAAACACCACCGTCAAAAGTTATGAGAGGAATCTTCTTTGCCCTACAGTTGTCTGCAAGTTCTCTACGTCTGCCTTTGGTGTGGTGCATTTGTCGGTCACCGCCATAACCAAACATGGCCGCCATGGGTGCAGTCGGTGTCATTTCTCCTGGAACTGTTGGTCCAGTCCTGTGTTCATTGACTATAACTGCTTCATCTCCCGCGGCTTCTATGCCTTCCTTTAGGTGATACAACAAGTCCCAACTGTTGCCTTTTCTCCTATCTTTTACCGTTCTTCTAAAAATTTCAACTTTCATTAATCATTCTCCATGCTGTACCATTAGCCATTTCTTCCATGTTCCAATTGTTGTAGGCCAAATTTGAAAATAAGGCAACTCTGTCACCGTATTTAGGCGATTCTATTTTACTGAAATCAGTTTCTGATATTGGTGCCGCCGCACAGTTGACCGGATCGCACAGAACGGGGACTCCGTTGGTAAGGCTCTCCACCATGGTGTTGGAATTGTACGTGACAGTGGCGAAATACTTGCTCCATTCTATTTTGCCTTGGTGATTTGTTGGCCTGTCCACTTTGACAGTGGCCCCGACATGATCTACTTCTATAGTTGGATTGTAGGGTTTCTCTCGCACTTCTATGGGTCTGTCTGTGTTGTTCTTCAAGGTGGCCATTGTTTTGTCAAGCCAGTCCGTGACCTGGAAGAAATTGCTTATAGCATTTGTTGGCGGGAGTACCAGTATGCTCTTTCCATTTTTGTTCCATGGCTTAATATCTTTCTTGAAATATTTCTCATACCTGTCTGTCTTTGTTGTCGTGATCTTGTTTTGACAGTGTGCGTTTCGTGTGATGCGTAGCCAATGAGGTTCATCATGGCAGTTTTTGAAGTATCCATGGTCCATGAAATAGAAATCTTTTTGTTCTCTCTGGCACCACTTGTACACCTCTCCGGATCCTGCCAGTATGCCATACATTGTGAGCTTTTCTTCAGGTAACCTAGTCAGGTCCCTGAACTGGTATATCGTGTTGGGTCCTGGCGTGCCTCTAACGAATGCGTCAACATATCTCTGGGTTCGTTGTTTGGTGGTGTGTATGCCTGCTATCATTTCAATTCTGTCACTTTATACATAGACTTGCCACTCTGTCTGCTGTACTCACCTATTATGTTTACACTGCGCCTGTGTAGTTGCGGATGAATACGCGGTGTAACACTGTGTATTGCGTTTGGGGTAGAATTACAAAACATCACGAAAGTGTTTGGTTTGTAGGGAACAGTAGTGACAACGTCACCTAGGTCCTCGTCATATATTTGTCTACCTTTAGATTTGTCTACCTTTGTTATGTCGTTGATTGCTTTGTGTATCTGGAATTCACCTCCTAAACTTTTATCATCGGGGTATGGCATGTAAAGCAATCCAGCGTACATCTCCATCGGGTTGTCGATGTGGGCGGTTCTGGACGTATAGGTGATAGGCTTATGCATCACAGTCTGGCAGTCAGTCCAAACCTCTGCATCATTTTCTGCCCAACCCCGAGCTCCCAGTTTGCCTTGTAATGGTTCTATGTAATCTTTGAATATATTTCTAACCTCATCAAAGAATTCAACCGATGTGTGATACTCACAGAAATTTCTCCATGTCTCAGACACTTCACCTTGTTTCAGCATAACGTCCGCTTTCAACCTGTAGCATACACCATTATCATAGGGTTTGGTAGATAGCATCTGTTCAGCAGGCCATTCATGTTCCAGTGTAGAGTAAAGATCCCAAGGTAATGCGTCTTCTATTATAAAATGTGGATATGGATCAGTTACAACTGCCTTGAAATTTTTAAGTATGGAGTGCATCAATCTAATATCTCCATTATTTCCGGTATGTTGATTTTGAAGTCGATCATGTCACTAAATCTTTTTATGCCCTTAGGCCTCTTTCCGCCCTGCAAATGAATCCGTTCACTGTCTGCTATATACAATTCATGTTTCAGACCCAGGTGGTAAGACAACAACGGGTATACCTTTTTGTGTAACATGTTCCTGTCCTGTATCTCTATGACCTTGGTTCCAGGATTACACCACAGAAGATTTGTTAGTCCTGCACCGTGTGCCGCTAGTACATGAGTCGATTCCGCAAACACACGCATTTGGTCTTCTATGGACATTGTTTCTAAACTTACTGTGTGCCATCCTTTTAATTTCAATAGTAGTTCGTCCGAATTAGTGATTCTTCTAGACGTTGCGCCCGGCCTCAGAACAACAATCTTTTTGTCGGGTTTGATTTCTTTTAGTTTAGGGAGTCCTTTGAAATGCCTTAGCCATTGAGCCAATGGTGGAACAATTACACCATCATCAGAATTGCTGAGGCTAGGAACAATTAGGTGTTTGAAATGCCAAGTTTCACCCTTTGGCATGACAACAATCTTCACATCTGGAAACAACGCTTTGCAAATTTTTTCAAGATAAGGACTTTTGTTTGCAAGTATAAAACAGTAATTGGCAAAATTAGTTGACCAACGCTTTTCAACTAGCCTGAACTTTGAAATCACATCTATCCAAATGTGCCATGGATTGCCAACGCAGTATTCGTCAACTGGTAACCAAACATACAAGTTTGACTCGTTGAAGTTTTCGGTCACCTGTGGCAGTTTTATATCGACCGACTCGCCCCAGAATGACCATAGTTTATGTGTCTTACTGGGTTTGTGCTTGGTATTAGATCTTAGCCCCCAGATAAAGTCAGAGACCAGTTGATTGTCTCTGGTCAGCAACACGGGACAACTATTGACTTTACAATCATAAAACTCCGAAACAAAAGTTGGTAAAGATTTAAATTTTGAGGGCACAGATGGATGATAGTTTACATCATATTCGTAAGTTCGGTCTATTGTTTCCCAACGATCTGTAAAAAATCGTATGTCATTTATGTTTTTTGCTGGCATTCAAATAATAATTATGCTATAATGACACACATGACAATATTCTCAAACGGTTGCAGTTTTTTGACTGATCGACCAAAAGATGGAGTAGAAACCCACACCGCAAAAATTTTAGCCAAAGAGTATCAAACAGACTTGGTCAACCTGGCCATGGGTGGTAGGGGTAACGATCGTATTAGTTTCAGCACAAAGGTTTGGTTCGAGCAGAATGATACAAAAGATAAATTTGCAGTCATTGGTTGGTCTAGTTCTCATAGAAATGATTACGTGACAAATGATGGTTGGAAAAAAGACAGGATTCCTGGTACAGATTTGACTTGGAGAACATGGAAAACCCTAGACAACGTAAGTTTTCTAAGATCCAACAGAGGATGGGACATCGAAAACAACCTAATTATGAATTTTCTTGACAATGTGTTTGATTTACAGAATTATTTTGAGCGCAAACGTATTCCGTACGTGATGTACAACAGCCTGCCAAATGATTTCGAAAGTGGTGTGTCGGATTTTGACGTGATAAAGAAAGCGATAAACATGCAGAGATTTTTTAATCCAGGAATAAGTCAAATGGAATTTATCGCAGAAAAGAACTTGATTGTCAGTCCCAATGATCCACATCCATCCACGGAAGGGCATAGACAATGGGCAAACTTACTGAAAGAATTTATAGATGCTAACAATTTACGCTCCATTTAAAAATAAAAAAAGCAAGGCATGGGAAGTTTTTGAAGGAGTTCAAAAGTCCTGGCCCGACCAGGTGACGGTTTTAGACAACGCAAAACAATCACAAGCCGCTGACAATTCTATGTTTTGGGGATTTGTTGCAAACAACTTACAAATGGTTAAAAGACTTGAGGCAAGAAGACAAAACTTTTGGTTTACTGATACCCCCTATTTTGGTAGGTTTGACAACAGCAACCTTAGGCCAGATAATCATTTCTGGAGGATATGTAAAAACACTATACATGCAAGGTTTATCAAAGATTGCAGGTCAGATAGATTTGATCAATTCAAAATCAAAATTGCCGCTCCCACACTTAAAGGCAAACACATTTTAGTGTGCCCTAGCTCGGCAGGAATTCATAATTATTTGGACCAGGTCAATTGGACAACCAATACCATAGAATCACTGAAAAGATATACAGACAGACCGATCAGACTTCGACACAAGCCTAGGGGCAGGGGCACATCAGGACCAAGTGAGGCCAAGGTGCCCCTATCCGAGGATTTGAAGGACGCTTGGGCGTGTGTGACTAGTTGTAGTATCAGTGCAGTGGAGGCAGTATGTATGGGCGTGCCTGTTTTTTGCCATAGAAAAAGTTTCGCTGAACCCATGGGCAACGTGCACCTCGAGGATATTGAAGAACCATATTATGCTGACCCAGAGCCATGGTTGTACAGCCTTGCATATCAACAATTCACGCCCGAAGAGTTTGAAAATGGCACTGCTGTTGAGATATTGATGGACAAAGGAATTTTATAAAGAATGATGTACGATTACCTAAGAAATTTAAAAATAAAAGAAAATTTCACACCATCCAAGATTCTAGACATAGGAGCATGGAATGGTTTCTGGACCAAGAATGTAAAAAGCATTTGGCCGGATGCTCATTACACTTGCATAGAAGCAGGACAAAAACACGAAGGAAGATTAAAAATGCTAACGGAAGACGTACATATCGCTGTGCTAGGAGACCAAGAGAAAGAAGTAAAAATTTATCTACGAGAGATCGACAAAGGAAATAGGAAAAAAATAACCTATACAAAAGGTTCCACGTTGTTTGGAATATTCAAAGACTATGAGACACGCCAGATGAAGACACTTGGACAGGTAATCGGCGAAGATGCGGATTACGATCTAATCAAGCAAGATGTACAAGGAGCAGAAATAATGATAATGCAAGGTGCTCCAAAAATTTTCCAGAGGGCAACCTATGTTATTCAAGAAGTTAACATCCATCCCAACAAACAATTTCCAGACATGCCACACGAAAAACAAATGGATGATTTTATGACGAACTTGGGTTTCAAGAACTCACAAGTAATTGACACTCACGACGGAATAAACCAAATTGATAAAATTTACTTTTGAAACTTACTTGTGATGCTGTTGTATGTGTCTAATGGCATATCCAGTTGCACAACAGGTCTCCGTATGTATGGCTCTTGTTTTTCTTCGAACTTGATTTTTTTACTAGTCGTGATTAGGAAAGCGTTTGGAAAATACGTAATAAGTTTGCCATCCAGATTTATCATTGTGCTCACGCCTCTGTCGCTTCGCTCTTTGAAAAACCATAAACACAGCACGTCGTTGTTTAGAGATATGTCGTTGACGTCCTCAAAAAATGTGAAACCGGTCCTGTATTGTTTGTCAAAATCTTGCCAATGTTGGTGATTTAGGTTATTTTGATTTTCATACAACCTGTCATATTCTTTAGAGTCAAAGATAGAACTTGTATAGATGTGTTCTACAGGTTCCTTGAAGTAGTGTTGAGTTTTTATTTTTTCCCAGTTCATTACGCACTGAATAGATTGATTGCTTCCTTCTTCCAGTCGTCCGAGTACTCACAGTTTCTATATCCGTCGAACCACGGGCCACCTTCCGTGTAGTGCAGTATCTTGGGAGTGCCCTGTTCAGGCTCCCTGTACCATCCCACAAGCCAGTTGTAGTTGTGCGGCAGTGACCCTATATCGGAATCCTCGAGCCATGAGAACCTGTGTAGAAACTTGGGTGTCTGTTCATTCAGGAATTCGGGGGTAAGCATTTTGTTTTTTGGGTGTTCACAATTCCACAGAACCATGCTACTCCAATTCTTACGTGGGTACACGGATTGTACCTGTCCGTCCATCTTTGTAGTCTCTTTTGGTGTGTAATCATGCTGAACACAAACAACTGCTTTGCTGGGGTCCATAAACTTAACAAGATTGTGTGCAGGAACTTTCCATAAGAAGTCACAGTCACAAAAAACTGCCCATCCTTTGTAATCATTGAGGTAAGGTACAAAAAATCTTGTGAAAGTAAATTCGGTTGATGCAAGTTTGTCTTTTTCTCGTGTGTATATTCCTTGCGCCCTCATGTCGTTCTGTTTGAGTGGTATCACTTCCGCTGAGGGGTCTCTGCGCTTGATGGAGTGTTCACACACTTGATATGCTATGTCTTCTCTGCTGTCCCAACCTACGTAAATTTTCATTTTCTTCCTGACACAAGTTTGTGAATGTCTTGCCAATTATTTACACGCACTATGTCTGGATGTTCGAAGTCACGGTTGTATTGATGGTCGATTAATATGGGGTTTAAACCGTAATTGAGCCCTGCTAAGGCGTTGTGAGGTTTATCCTCGACCCAATACAGCCCGGTTCCGTGGAATTCGGCTAAAGCACTGTCTTTGTCGGCTCCGGTGCCTAGTATATGGTAATTCACGAACACGTGGTCGCCAAACAGTTCTCCCAATCGTTTTTTACGCAATTCCTGTGCTGGCTTGTCTGATGTCTGAGATGTAATAGGTATGAATGTCCAACCTTCGGCGGCCAACAGTTTGACCCATGTCTGTGACTCCGGCATTGGACGTTGTGTGCCCATCCATGCACTCCTATTGAATTCGCGTATTAATTTACGGATTTCTGTCTTAGACAATCCAAAACGTTCGGCCATTTCATAGGTGTTTTCTTTGTCGGGTAGTAGCCTGTATGGATGATATCTTGCTCCTCGGGCGTCAAAAAGTGTTCTTTGCAACATCCATTTGGTGAAATGATGTTCCCATTCTAGTAAAACCCCATCAACGTCCGTTAATATGATTCTGTTATTTGATGTCGGCATCTTCCATTCCCGCGACTCTCAGTTTTACAATGTTTGTGATCTGCCATTGCTTCTGATCAAGTCCTTTGGTTATGCCCAGCCATTGGTTACGTAGTAAAGCAAAATCGTTGACAATCTTTGTTAGGTCCACAACGTCGTCCTCGCCGTCAACATATTTTTCTGCGTCTCTGCTTGACAGTGCCCGGTTGTAGTTCTCTAAGAACTTTTTAAAAGTTTTTGACCTCAATCTTCTAAGTTCTATATTTAGGTATTCAAGTATAGCCTCTAGTTGTTGAAGTTGTCCAAAACGTTCTTCTACTATACCTGGCAATGCCGCTGATGCTTTTTCAAGATTTCCGTATATTCTGCATTGTTTCTTTGCTTCGATTAATTCTTTGTCAAAGTATGCTGTGCAATCTGGAATCTTATCTAGTGATCTGCTTACTTCAAAATACCAATTAGTCATCTTCACCGTATCCGTCTGACTCTTCATCGTCTTCTACAAACACGGTCCTAATCGCTTCTTCAAGTTTAGGGTCGTATTCTGCTGATGCTTTGATTTCGTCGTGCTCAACACCGATGTCTTCTAAACTTTTTATGAAGTCAATTGCCATATCTGATTTTTGTCTTTCCGGTACGTAGTGTATAATCGATGTCCATAGACGTTCAATATCTTCGTGTGTAAAATCAATCATTGCTCTTTTCTTCTGTTTTTGTATCTGGCTCTCCAGCAATTTTTGTGAAGTCTGCCATAAGCATATCTAATTTATCACCTGTCCATGCTTTCCTAAAATCTAAGTGCTCTTTGCCATTCGAATCGATGTATTTTAACCTGTTTCCTTGTTGTGTCAGCACACCTTTTTTCTCAAAAAGATCCACGAGTCCACTGTAAGGATCCATGCCTGTGTCATATGGAATCTTCACTTGCACACTTTCGAAAGGCTTGGCATACCTGGTCTTCATGACTTTACATGCCGCTCTTATACCCCTCACATCTGATATCTTGTTGCCTTTTTCGTCTTCTTTAAGTTTAAGTTTTTTCATTGCAATCACAATGGAACTTGCATATATAAAGCCTTGACCTCCTGATATCTTGTCGTCTGGATCAAACATGTCCTGTGATGCATATGTGTGGTTGGTTGCTATAAGTCCAACGTTCCAACTACCAAACATGTTCACACAGTTCCTAACTAGTGCTGTAAGTGCCTTAGGCTTCCTACCTAGGTCGCCTTTCATCTCACCTTTCTCGAACTGGTCCACATCAGTTGGTGTCAACAGCATACCCAACGAGTCTATCACAAATAAAACTTTTGGAGCGCCTTCCTTGTTGTCTGCGTGTTCGTCTTTGTATGATTTCATAAATTCTGAAACTGTTTTCGCTACGTCATCTATCATAGATAAACTTAATTTTAGTAATTTGTCTTCTGATGTGTCAACGTTCAGCGCCTGTAACCAGGTTTCATCTAGTGCGTTCTCTGAATCTATTAGGATTACAAAAATACCTTGTTCCTGTGCGTTCCTTATGATGTTACCCGATGCAATGTATGACTTTCCTGCGCCCGATTCTCCTGCTAGTACAGAGACCTTGCCCAGTGGGACGCCTCTGTTGAAATCTCCTGATATTAGGTAGTTCAGTGCATAGTTGCCTGTCGATATCCAGTCTGTTGGATCACTGAACCCTATGCCTAGTCCTTGAATTGATTTCGTAATGCTTTTTCTAAATTTTGTCGCGTCAAACACTTTTGTCATAATTTATTTCCTACAGCAGTATCCAAAGGATGATTGCCACTATCAATACCCATGCAGGTATCTGTTTAATCAATATCCATTCCACTGCTTTTACAATTTTTCTTTTTATATCCATACTCTATATTACTACACAAGGCCCAAATGGTCAATATCTGGGCCTTGGTAAATGTCAGATTATTTTGCTTGTCTTGATCTGATCAGTTTCAGTATGTCCTCTGCCCTCTTGGCACTGTCGCCTGCAGGAGCCGTAGTCGCCGCTGGTTGTGGTGCTGGTGCAGATTCCGTCACTGGTGCTGGTGCAGGTTCAGACGCTGGTGCTGTTGTAGCCGCTGGTGCTTCCGCTTTTGGTGTTTGCGGTGCATTGTAGGCCATCCCTGCAGGTCTGAAGTACTGTCCGTACTGTTCAAGATCATAAGCCTCACCTTCAACAGATTTCTCAAATAATTCCTTGATTATTTTCACCTCTGCCTCGGTTGGCTCTTTTGGTCTGAAGTCACCTAGGTTGTGTAACCCATGTGTGTCGATCGCGGCTCTCTCCGCCTCGTCCAACGCTCTTTCTCTTCTCGACCATTTTGAAGTTGAGTAGTCAGCATAACCACCCTTTGTGGTTTTAGTTATTCTGAAGTCCACGCCCTTCACGTAGTCAGTTGGCATTTCTTCCATCTCTGGATCCATCAATGCACTTCTGATTATGTTGAAGATCTGAGGTCCAATAATAAATCTTCTGATTGGATTCTCAGGTGTTGAGTCTTCCGCTAGTGGATTCGTTGTGACAAATCCCTGGAAGATGTAACTCTTCTTCTTCCAGTATTTTCTGCCCATGTCTTCCATGCTCTTGTCTTTGAACCACGGTCTCACCTCTGTGAGCACTGGACAAGTCTTCCCATACATCTCCATGCATGGTACTTGCACTGTCACCGGTCTTGAATCAGTCTGACCTTTGATACCTGCGAACGGTAACTTGATCATGTTCCTTTCGGTCCAGAAAAATGTGTTATTCGTATCCTTATCTGGTAAAAATCTAACGACTGCCTCAGAACCTTCCGATATGTTCCAGTGTGGGTAGATGGCGTTGTCTCCGCCTGATGAAGTGGAGCGATTCACTTCTTGAGATTTTAACTTCGCTCTTATTTCAGCCAATGATGCCATAATGTAAGCCTCCTTTATTGTGCCTATGTTTGTTTGTGCCTAAATGTATATTAGACATATAGCGTAATATACAACTATATTTATCTAAAGTCTACTACTATTATTGGTAAAATGCTAGGTTTTTGATACGAGCCAACTCGGGATCTTCTGAGACTGGAGTTCCATAGTCCGGCCCTTCGCCAGCGATGTTGATAAGACGGTCCATCCATGATGTCTTATCTAATTTTTCCAACCATGGAAACTTCTTGAACCATTCCCGCTGATTCTCCTCCATACCGTCTCCGGGTGTCAAGCCATGGTCTTTCATTAGTTCCGGTCCGCTGTCAGTGCCTAATTGGGCATAATCGTGGATCACTCTTGCTTTCTCTTTGCCATATCTTTCAGCAACTGCGTTCATAAGTTTTGTCCAATCGTCGCTTTCTTCTTCTGAGAAGAATTCTTCCAACTGTAGGCCTGCTAACTCTATAGCATCTTTCAGTGTGTACTCTTGGTCACCAACTTTGAACTTGTCTCCCGCCTTCATGCCCGCCGCTTTGGCTTTCTGTACTGCCTGTGCGAATTGATTACCTTCAAATTTACCTGCGTGTGCACCGCCCTGCATCTTCTCGTAGTGTTCCGCGGCTTCTTCTGGTGTGAGTCCTAGTTCGTCTGCTTTACTCATGAATTCATCTTTGCTCATGCTCTGTGCCATGTCTGCTATTTTGTCGCCCATGCCCTCGGTCTTGTCTGCGTATCTGTCATCTCCCGCCTTCATTTTTTGGTATGCAGGATTGTTTAAATTTTTGTCTGCTTTCGTCACGGCCATTCTACCCATCAACTCGTCGTAGTTCTTACGTAGGAAGTTGGTTGAAAGTTCTTCGTCGGATGATTTGAACGCTGACTTGCCGTCTTTGTCCAGTACGTCATACACCATCTTGCCGTTGTCGTCTCTGTACATTGACACGTAGGGTTTCTGTTCTGTTATGTTTTCGGCCCATGACTCAAACGCTTCAGTTTCTTTTGCCTTGCCTTTTAGATCTTTCTTGGGATTGAATTCACCTGGTTCCATCCTAACCTGTTTTTCGTATTCTGGATCTTTCTCCATCTTCTTGTAGTCGTCGATGTATCTCTTTGCGAGTTGTATTGCTATCTTTTTGTTCTTCATGTAGTCCGGAGTTGGCTTGAAGTTTGCACTGTTCTCCTGTTCCATCTCATCCGCAACCCTTGAAGCGAAGTTGGCCACCCTGTCTTCCTCGCCTGACTTGGTCAGCATCCTGCTGGCGATGTCGCCCAGTATCGAGCTCAGCATCGTGTTCTTGTTCGTGAATTTTGTGTTCCTCAGCATCTTGTCAGCCGCCGCGTCCTTCCTTAGGATCATCTTGCTGTCTGGATCTGTGAGGAATGATTGCACTATCGCGCCATGGTCAACTGGTGGTTGCACCGGTGCGTCGATTGGCTCAACATCTTTGCCTAGCACTGTCGGCTGTGTGTCTTTGACTTTTGGTGCCTCGCCTGGGTCAAGTTCGTTCACTTGTTCTTCTTTGCCTGCGTTTTCTAATTCTGCCATTACTTTGTTGATAAGTGGGAAAGCGTCTTCCACTCTCTTGTCTAGGTTGGTCATTGTGAACTTCTCTCTCAGTTTGTTTACGGTCTCGTCATCTAATACTTGGTCTTCTGCTTTCTTGTAGCTCTTGCAACTTGATTCATAGTGACCTTGTTTTGACAAATTTCTCATGTACTCTCTTAAATTCTCTAATTGTAGTTTCGTGTTTTCGATAATGTCACCTGCGTTGTCGTTCAGTTGATCCTTGTTCGAAACGTATCTTGAAAAAGATTGTAGTTTCGCTATGTCTTCTGAAGTCTGTATGATGTGTTCACCGAACTCGTCGTGTGGTCTTCCACCGTTGGCCACGTGTCTCATCATCGCCCTCGCACCTGCTAGGTGTGTCAGTGGGTACTTGAACCTCTCACCGTCCTCGTTCTCGATGTACAGTGATTGTATCTGTCTTGATCTCGCACCTGGCACAGTCTCGTCAACCTTGCCTTTGTGTCTGATTATTAATTTTGTCTTGTCTAGGTTCTCGTATGAACGTTTTGCTGTGCCTGTGAGGCCTTCGTTCACACCCGCTAGTTTAGTGATTCTTGCTAGTTCTTCTGACATCTCGTCAGTATTTACCGTTTTGTTCGTATCTGCAAGATTTTGATAATCCTGCTTCGTTAGGTTCGATTTCGTGATATCTCTAACGTCAAACCCTAGTTGGTGCTCTACTGCGTAGTCCTTTAGTTCCTTGAGAAATGCGTACCATTCGTCCCTGCTATCTTCGTCAATTTTGTTGACAAGATCTCTGTTATAGTAAACTTTCATGTTCTCACCATCTGCTAGACTGATGCTTACTGAACCAAAAGTGTCCGCATCCTCCTGGAATTCAAACTCAAAAAATACAGCGGTTTTTGGATCAGCCGTTGCCGCGCCATTTCCGTCGCCCAAACGGACATTAGTGAACTGTGATCTAATCTTGTTGAATAGGTCTACTGAGTTTTTTGGATTCATATAGCGTATTTATTATCCTGTGAACGATCCAAATATTGGCATTGGTGTGATCTCACTGGTCCTGTCAGTCCATTTTTCAAATATTTTTGGATCAAAATCTGCCAAAACCTTCATCATACGTGTCATTAAAAGGCAGGCACTCACTAGGTCGTCGTGCTGTCCGGGTTTGGCCTTGTAACTCAATCCACTTGCAACGAAATCCTTTAGTTCGGATACAAGCAGTTGTGAGTTTATTTTCATCTTTCCACTCTCAATGAGCTCTTTGAATTTTGTACAAGCGTCTATTTTAAACTTTGCAGTTGTGTTGAATCCTCTTCTAAATTTCCTCCTGTGTCCTTTTCTAATTGGTTCAGATAAGAACATTCCTTGTATGTTTTCTTCACCTATGTCCATAACTCTCATGAGCGCGGCTTCACCTATGGTGTTGTTTTCCATTGAATAAAATATTTGTGGAGTTGCTGTGGAGTCCTTTTCTAAAATTGTGTCGTGTATGTGCTTGTTGATGCCCTGTAAAATCCTAACTTGTTGATTCATGGGAGTGGTGTTGTGTTGCCATTCTCCCACTTGCTCAAATGTGGGCAGTTCGAACACCTGTATAGCGGCAAAGTCTCCACCCGTCCCCATGCTAGGGTCTAAGGAAACCATGTAGGTGTGTCCCGGAGTTGGCCTTTTGAACCAACGCACTTGCCCCGTGGTCTCCACTGGTGGCATGCCCTCCATGTCGGCCAAAGTTATACTGTTGATTAATGTCTCGTCAAAAATCAAGAACTCACATTCGTGTTCCCGTCTAAATCTTTCTTCACCGATCCTGGCTCTTTCTGCTTCTGCCCATGCCTCGTCTCTGTCTGGGTGTTCGTTCCAGTGCGCCTTCATGGCATAGAAGCCGTTGGTGCCCACTATCTTGTCGTTTCCATATTCATCAAATCGTTTGTTGGCCTCTTTCCATATCATGGCGAACTGGTCTTCGTCTGAGTTGGGAGTGCTTGTGATCATGCACTTACCACCTGTACTCAAAGTTGGCGACAGTGAAGTCCAAAACTCTTTGGCTTTCTCGGGTGGTTGCACGAACGCGAACTCATCACAATAGATCATTGTCAAGGACATACCCCGTCCTGTGTTCTCTGTTGTTGTGGTTGCCATTATCTTTGATCCGTTGTCGAACTCTATCGAGTTCCTGTTGTATTGGTTGACTCCGGCTTTGATCCAAGCCGGCAACATCTCATATGCATAACGCACCCTAGACATGATGTCTGATGCTCCTGCGTATTTGTGTGCGGCAATTAGTATCTGTGAATCTGGCTTGAACATGGCGTACCATATAAGATAGCCCGAGGCACAGGTTGTCTTGCCTGTCTGTCTGGGCAACATCGAAATACTGAATCTATGTGAATTGTATGCTTCGATCAATCTCTCCTGGTACGGATAAGGTTCAAAAGGCATTTCGCCTTTGGTAGGATGCTGGATCTTCATGAACTGTTTCATGAAATACAAAGGGCCTGTCTTCTCGTCCATGCACTTCTCAAGTTGTTCTACTTGTTCCTTTGAGTATTTGTGCCTTTTATTGGCCTTCTTAATTTGGTCTGAATCTAAACTTACGTATGCCATAACGTAGTATTTAATGTCGTAGAGTGTGGTAGAAAACTAACTTATTTTTTCTCTTTAGCCTCTTTGTCCTTGACGGCCTTCTTCATTGGCTCTTTCTTGTCACCATCTTTGTCCATGTCAAGGAAATCAGGTTTGGCGGCTTCTTGGTAAGCCTTCTTGAAATTTTGGTATTGTTCTCTCAGGCTGTTTGCTAGATCCTGTTCTGTGATCTGGTCTTCCTTGGCAACTGCCATTGGGTTGTCACCCGGATACTCTTTTCTGTGTTGAGATTTCTGTCTGTTCAGTCCACCTGAGTGTACATTTACAAGAGTGTCAACGTCATGAGTTTCTGGCTCACCTTTGTAACCATCAGGTGCGTTGGCAAATGTTTCTTCTGCTTTTTCATCCTCTGGTTTCTTTACGATGTCTCTCATTCTGGCCATGTCCATCGAACCTGTTGCGTCGTCATGGTCATGCTCTGGCTCGTCGTCCTGCGCACCGATCATTTTAGCGTCAACTGGTTTAACACCTGCAAGTTTAAGAATCTGCATCATCATGCCTGCTTCTTCTGGCGTGTCTGTTGAAATTTGTATTGCTTCTTTAACTGTTTCTTTCTTCATTTCTTTTTTGCCTTCCATTGGCTTTTCATTGTCTTCTGGGTCACCATTTATTGCATCGTAGAAACCTGCTAGGCTACTTCCGTGCTTTTCTAAAAATTCTTTTCTTGAAAGTTTTTCGGCCTCATCATGTAGGTAGTCTTTCATTCTGCTTTCGTCAACTTTGGGATTTGTTTTCTCCACGTTCTCCACAGCATCTTTAACTAATTCTGGTTTGGTCTCTGCGATTTCTTGTAACTTCTTTAATACGTCGATCATTTCCATAACTTATTTCCTCTTTGGATCTGGGTGTGGATTTGTTGATTTAGAAAGCGGACTGGGAGTACCCTGCTCTTCGTTGCTTTGAATGTTTGCTTTTTCTTTTGGTTGGTCTTTGTTCTCTTCTCTGTCTTTAAGTAATTCTTTTAGTAGGCTCATGTTGGCCTTGGCTGAATGGAAGTCTTCTGCATTAATTTTAGCCGAATCTGTGTATTCTAAATCCAATAATTTATTTTTGTATTCTGAATTTTTTGCTACCTGCATGTTATCTTGGTATTCCTCTGTTGGCTCGCCTGGTTTCCTGACAACGATGTGTGTCTGTGGCAAGTTCATATACACCCCTAAATATTCTTTTAATTCTCTTACTGATACTGGATAGTTTGTAGTCACATCAAAGATAGTAACTTCTTCGTTGCTCAGTTGTGGGAAATCAAGAGGCACAGTCATTATAGGTGTTTTCTTCCCTGATGACATGTTAGCAACGTCAAATTTTTGAAGTGCAGTTTCCATCTTGTTAGCGAAACCTTCTGGCAGTGCGCCCGCAACCTTTATTTTATAGTCATATGACTTTGTTGATTCCGTAAGGTATTGTGAGAATGTGCTCATATGCAATATTTAGTCTTTTTTCAGCAGTTTCTTCATCAATTCGTTTCGATCAGATATGACAAAACCCTCTGATTCTTCCACTGCTGTACCGTCTTTGTCGTTTTGATCTAGTTTTTGCTTTTTAAGTTGTAGTTCAATCATTTTGAGTTTTTTGTCAATTTTACCACTTTTTGCATCTATGGCGTTTCTAAGCATAGTGCTGGCAACTTCAAAGATTCGGCCTGAATAACGTGAGTCCACATTCATCCCCAAATCCATAAGATTCTTATAACTTTCTTCTGCCTCTATGGCCAGTTTGTCTAGTTCCAGATCACTTAATTCTCCAAGTCCTTTGACCTGTGGCAGTGCGGCCGCAACTTTGTCAAACTCTTTATAACTTTTTTCCAGATTTGCTTTTGTTTGTGGATCTAAATTTTTGTTTGCGGACGAACCGTTAGTTTCATTTAATGCTCTGTGTTTTTCTTTTTTATCAACTTCCTTGAATGCTTCTTTGACGTTTGGTAAATTAAGAATATCTTCTAGTTTTTTTGTCATGTGTATATTTACTTACGTTTGCCTTGATGGAACAACTGCTCTTCTGACACCACTCTGAAACCTATTCTTCTCTGCTTTGCATACGCCGACGCGGCCTCCCATTTGGCCTGATTAATCACGACTTGTTTCTTTTTACCCATGCTCCGTCCTGCCGATTCCATGTTTGTTTGCGACATTGGTTTTACTTCTATCATCTCGGCGTGTTTCTTTCCCGTCTTGTCAATGTACACGACAAAGAAGTCGGGCACGTAAACTGTGTACTTGCCTGTGAATGGATGCCTGTAAGGAATCTTGATTGACTCTGATGCCCATTGATAAACATTTGGATGTTCATCGCATAGGCGCATGAAAGCGTGTTCCCAACTGCTTCTATATGTTGGAGTCTTGATGCCAACATATTTTTCACCGTTCTTAGGTGAGAACTTTCCATTTGCGAATCTAGGAATCATTAATCTATTATATTTCTAGATACTGTTCCTGTTGTGTTGAGGGTCTGTCTTACTCCCAGCCTACTGGATTTGTACCTGTTGGCATTTAAAATTATTGTGATAAGTTCACTGAGCTTTGCAGGTGAGGCGTAGGTCAATTTGTCTAAAATTTCCTGAGGTTTTACACTATCAATCTTTGCCTGTGATAATATCACGTATGCTGTTGACTCTGCTGAAGTTCTTGTGAAACCTCTCTTAACGAAGAAGGCCACAGTGCTGTCGTACTCACCAACGTTGAACTGGTACTCTGTTTGGTAGTTTGTTGTCGTTAGTTTTTCGATTGTTTTGTCTAACTCGTTTTGTTGTTTTGGCGGTAAGTTTGTGTAAAATTCTGCCATTATAATCCTGCTTTCTCGACTGCGATCTCTACGTCTTGTGATGATCTTTCAATTTTTATGTATCCTTCGGTCACTAACTTTCTTACGTCTGTGATTGCCTTGTTTTCATACACTGTCTTGACGGTGTTTGAACTGCCGGCGTATTCCAGATCCGATTCTGCCACAGATAAGTCTTTTCGAGATCCTATGTCTTTGAAGTATATACTTGCGGCGATTTCATCTTTAACTTCTTGGTTGTTCGAAATTAGGTTAAAGGCCTCGTCCGCTGTCAAGAAGTTAACTGTGTCTAATGTTGGCGTAGTCACCACACTGTTGTTGCTGTTGTTTGTGTTGTCTGTGGTTCCTTTTGCTGAGGCCACTAGTGCAACAGTCGCCGCCGCGGCCGCAGTGCCCACTGCGAATCTGCCTACAGGATTCGTTATAGTGCCTGCCTGTTTTCCAACCTCCAGCACTCCTTTCTTGGCCAGCCCTTTTAGTTCCTCTTTTGCATCTTTCTTTTTAATTTTTTTGGCGTTTCTATATGTGTTTGATGCTGTGAGAATTGCTCCAAGCACATTTCCTTCACTTACATTTCTGATTACAGATCCAACACCGTCCACGATACCTCCAGGACCAAAAATACTGTTTGTACCTCCGCCTAACACTGTCAAAGGTGACGGTTCCTTGTCATAGTGTATGGTCGCGAATCCTGGAATTTCTCCTTTACCTATAGTGCCTGTCTGGTATATGACTGTTTCATAAAGTATTTGCATAGTGTTTGCTAAAACACCCTGTCCGTCAGCGGCATCCAGATTGTCGTGACTGAATGAGCCTATCTTTGGATTGACCAACGACATTGATGTGAAACGTTGTTTGTGTAACACAAAAATCTCAATGCCCCTCAGGTAAGGTTTTTTCCTTTGAGCCGGAGTATCCATACCAAATTTGTTTGTCCTTCTGGCACTTCCATATAGATAATAATCGTCTTTGGTCGCATCGATGCTCAGATCTGAATTCATTGACACAGAGTCTGCTATGTGGTACTCATAATATTTTTTCCAAAATGCATTGACTGTGTCTGCATGGTCGTCATGGAACGTGATGTTCACAGGTTCGTACGCTATCCTCGTTGCCAGGTACATCTTCTTGTTGTACTGCGTTTTCTCCTCCACGCTCATGTCGAACTTTGGTAGGTCACAGGCCTTTACCAGCATGTTGAGTTCAAACTTTTCACTCTGGCTGAATGCTGTCGCAAACAGGCTCTCATCTGTGTCGAAAACCACGTGGAACAGGAACTTTTGCTTCGGCATCAATTTATGATTGTTATCAATGTACAATCTTGATGCGTGCCTGTAGTCCTTCATTCCGGGAAGGTTGTCTTGGAAGCCCTGTAAAAAATTATTGATGCTTGGCATATGGATATTTATGGCCACAAAAAAAGCGCCTTTAAAGACGCTTTCTTTGTTTATAATTGCTGATCTAAATTGTATTAACCACCAGTACTCAATGTACCCACAGTTCTCGCCACCGCTGAACCTATACCAGTACCTTGAGGAGTTTGGATACAGTTGTCGTATCTTACTGACATCGTGATAGTTGCTGGATCTGAAGTTGCGTATGCTAGTGTGTTGTAGTTAACGTTCTCTACGTATGCACCGTATAACTCAAATGTTTCTAACACATTTGGTGCACTTGCGCCGTTACCACCGTCTAGCATTTCAATTCTAGCAGTAAATTTGTAATCAATACCTGATGCCGCCGAACTTTGCTCGAAGAAATCAAATTGTTTCTGGATCTGTTCGCCAACCAATTTAGTTACTGAATTGTTTACATCATCTCTTAAATTAATTGTAATTGGTTCCCAAGTATGTTTACCTGCAACATATACTTTAGAGTTGTAAACATCTAATGTAACGTTGTCAAAAGTAAGATTTGGTCTTGTAATATCAATTACTTGTTTTGTAAGTTCTGATCTTGGTGTTGATACTCCAAAATTCTCCAGGATCGCTCTGAAACGATACTGTAGTTTTGGCATCAATAAGCCTTGTGATGCTGAACTCTGATCGTTTGCTAAAGGTACTGTGAATTTTGATAAAGTTGATATTGCCATCTGTTTCTCCTATTTATTCCAAAATTAGTTCCCTAAATTTGCAATCTCCCCTGTGTTTTTGATTCTTAATGGTATGTAGATAAATTCAACCGATTTCACAGGTTCAATCGCTATGTCCACATAAAGTTCATTTCTGTCTATCCTTGTAGGTGTGTTGTTTGTGTCATCACAAACTACTAGGAAGTCATACAACGCTCTTTGTCCAACTAGTTCTAACAAGAATGACTCGATCGATTGTTTGATCTCGTTCCTTGTCAACTCATCATTTGGTTCGAAAATAAACGGTTTAGCAATTGAATCCAATTGTGTTCTTAGATACACTGCTAGTCTTGATACGTTGATTCTGTCTAAGGCAGAACTAGCCGATGTTTTAGTCAAGTTTCCAAAGTTCACAATACCTGCTCCTGAGAAGAAAGTTATTGGATTGATCTTCACTTCGTGCATTGAATCTCTTACAGATTCAGTCACAGAGATCGTTTCGAACTCTCCACTTGCTGAGTCAATGTAACCAACTGAAGTTGCGTTGTCCACAACACCTCTTCTTGTACCTGCTGGTGCAAACCATGGGAAAGCAACGTTGTCGTTGTTTGCCAGTGTTCTCATCATCATGTGTGATGCCGGAACAACAATTGATTTACCTGTATTGTCTGTTGTCAGACCCGATGGATAAAATACTCCAAGGTAATCACTTGCGCTTACTAGTCCGTCCTCACCGTTGTCTGTGGCACCCGCTGTGTTGTTGGCCCAGCTCTGTATAGACGTCGCTGTGCCTTCTAGTCTTAAAGGTGTGTCACCAACAACAAACGCTGTGTTGTTTCTGTCTGTGTTTAGGTTAATCATGTTTGAAATCGCTTCTGGGTAACCAGGACAAGCAATCACGTTGAAACCTCTTTGGTCTTCCCTTATCGCTTGGTTTGTGTCGATCTCAGATTTAATTTGTTCAACTATGACTTTTCGCTGAGACTTTCTACCAAATGATCCTGATCCGTCGGCATTGTTGTTCGATTTTGTTATCCATCTGTCTGGGTAGTAACTAGATACGCTCTCGTTGTTGTATCTTGGGTTACCCAAACCAGAAGAACCTGATCCAGGATATTTGCTTGTTGTGATGTAACTGTTTTTGTATTCTTTAACATTGTAACCACTTCTTCTAGTGTTCCATAGCAAGATACCTTGAGGGTATAAAGCCGGATTTGGTGCATCTGGATCTAGGAAGTCATCACTCAAAAGATTTTTGATTGAACTGAAAGCACCTGCTCCTGTGTTTCCTTCTGCCCGCTTCTCGCTTGAAGTGTGTGATCTTGCGTCGGCAAAAACAACACCATCTTCTGTTGTTTGGTCTGCCTTGTCAACAAGTTCCCAAGCCGCTCCTGACGTAGTCACTGCAACTTGGTTGGCTGTGTTTGTAGAGCTCAATGTTGCAGAAGTGTTGTATTTGTAAAGTTTTGGATAGTTTTCCAAGTCACTTGTATCAATCCATAAGTCGTTGTTCACAAGTGCTGTTCCATCTGACTGGGTAGTTGGTGCTGTTGCACTGAACTGTGGTCCATTTGGATCGGTTGTAGCGTAAACTTCTCTGTAACCTTTCCAAGTTGTTCCGTTGTGCGTCATGATGTCTGCTTCGTCTATTGTGGTGCTGTACCATAATGTACCGTCTGCTGGCTCATTAGTTGGTGCACTTGAAGATGCAGTGTAGCTCAAACGTTTCCAGTTGGAAGCAACAACTTCATTTCCTGTTGTTGAATCTTCAGAGTCGCCTGTTGGTGCAACGTACAAGTTGTCGATCTTTGTAGTGCTGTTAGTCTCGTATCCACCGTAATCGTGTGCTTGTGATACACCCAAACCAGCATCTCCCAAAGGATCTCCCGATATGTTGTTCATTCTGAATTCACCACCCAATTTGTGTTTTATCTGGATTGCACCTTTGTACTCTCCTGATGAAACAATAGATGCTTCAAGATTCGTGAAACCTGCGGCTGTGAATGCAGTGACGAAGTCCTCGTTGTCAGCCAAGGTAGATCCATCACCTGATTGTATTGTAACTCTTTTCGCCGTCGCTAACGATGAACTGTTCTTAACTGATTCTTGAACATCAAAAGTCTCGTTATGAGTGAAACTTGGTTGTGTAGTTTTGGACTGGATTACTGTTTCTCCGCCCTCGTATCTGAAAAGTTGGAAGTCACCCTGCTCTCTTGTGTCATCCTGAGCACTTACAGGGTCATTGTTTTCAGTCACGTTGAATTGTGTGTACACTGTACCCACTGTGATTGCTGTACCACCTGTTGAAGGATCTAGGTTGTAGATCGCAGTCTGATGGTTTGCGTAAAGTGGCGCACTTACAGTTGAAAAACTTGCACTTGCCGAGCTGTAAAGTTTAGCAACAATGTTTGCACCTGAGTTGGCGCTTGTTGTCTTGAACCAAACTGAACCGTTGGGTCTGTCCTCGTCTGCTGTTTTCCAAGTTGGTCTTGACGTGTGAGCCGCTTGAAAAAATTTAGCACCGTTGTATGTGCCTGCTGTGATTCCTAGTTCAGCAAGTACACCGTTGCCCTCTTCGAACCTGATAGTGTTGTTGCCTGCTGTAGAGTCACCAGTCCTTACACCATTGTGGAAGATTTCTAAAGCACTTGTTGTGCTGTTGATCGATGCTGTAACTCCCGGAGAGTTTGCAGTGTTGATAGCATCTCTCACGTCTGTTAGAGCGACACCGCCAGGTGTCACTGTGGTCCCGTTGATTGTGAAAGTGTTACCACTAGTTACTGTAGTGCCTGACGCAACCGAAACGATAGGATGAGAACTGTGCCATCCCGGAGTTCCGAGTTGTTTCCATTCGTTGCTGGCGTTTTTGTAATAGATTTTGTTTGTTACATGAGTTGTGTTGATGGCGTAGTCTCCTATTGATCCCACTGATGTCTTTGGAGCACCAGTCGTTGCGTTACCTACCAGGTCAGTACGTGATGTGATCAAGATTGGAGTTTTTGCCGTGAATTTCTGATCTGTCTGAGACCACTCAAAGATGCCATAATTGCTTGATGCAAGGTCAAACCAGTATGTGCCATCTGTTGGGTTCGCTGTTGGAGCCGTTGCACTTCCGATCAATTCCGACGTGTCAACATTTGTTCTTAACACGTATGCTCTGTTGGCAACGCCCAAGAAACTGTATGCCGCTTGTAGTCCCCACTCATTTAATTCATATCCATGTAATGGGTTGCCTGAAGCGTCTGTGTAGAATTTTGGATCTCCAAAAGTCTCTGTCAATTCTCTCTGTGATGAAATCAGGTATGCTGTATTGGCGTTAGCAGATTGTGTTCCTGCCGCTGTGCCGTCTCCTGCACCGTTTGCCTTGTCCTTTGATGATGCTACTATGAATAGTGGTGTAGTACCCGCATCTGATGGTACGTAGAAACTTTCGTTTATTACTGAAACTTCTACTCCTGGTGATGTTAAAGCCATTTTTCGTATTCTCCTTGCAAGTGTTACGTATATACTAGAGTTATTTATTCAATCATACGGTTTTTACGACAAAATTTACCATTTAACAGGTGCCTATATAGGCGACGTAAATATAGCATATGAGCGATAACCTTAGACCGTTGTGTGAACAGTGCAAGTCCAAACCTAAAGCATATGCGTACCGTCGTTATGGTAAAGTTTATTGGAGGAGACTATGTGATTCGTGCAATCGTAAAAAGGCAGGCAAGAGGATTGGTGGCATCACAGCACTGCAAAGGTCTGGTTACAAAAAAGCCAGGAAATGTGAGTTGTGTGGTTTCAGGGCCACAGAATCAACCCAGTTGGATGTGTTGTTTATTGATGGGAATCTGCGTAATACCAACGCTTCTAACTTAAAAACAGTTTGTGCCAATTGCCAAAGGTTGAGTGGAACCCGAAGGCTTGGATGGCGCATGGGTGATCTTGTTGCTGACGATTAGGTCATCTACTTTTTTGTATAGTTCTTCTAATGATCCGTTATTTTCAATGGTGAAATCAAAATCAGACCTTGCCCAAACATACTCAGATGAATGCACACCCTGTGGTACTATATTGCCTTCCACGTAATTTGTGAACCATTCTGGATCGTTACCTTTCTTTACACGTATTATCTTGCCGCCACGTGCCCTGATCTGATCAATCTCATTAGGAAATCTTGTGTCAGATATCACAGTGGGTTTGCCGTCATATCTGCCCAGGCAACTGTCCACCCATATTGCGTCATACATCTGACCTCTCATGACTTCTGTGCCAAAATGTTGCAGAACCCAGCGCGGAGTCACGTCCTTGCCAAACTGTTGGCTCCAAAAAGCATCAGGTTTTTCACGCCATTCTCTGCTTTCTTTTGTACTTCCTTCCAACATTTCTCTGTTCCAATTGAACATGGCCGCGACAGCGTCCTTGAGACTTTTCGCAAAACTGTCCCTTCTGTAGCCATGCTTGTCCACCAGCCTTTGTGCGGCGGTGTCTTTACCAGAACCAATTAGTCCTACAATTCCTATAAGCATATTTAGATTATACTATTTTTTTAGACGTCTTTCAATCTCTTTTTTGGCTTCCTGTACAGTGGCCAATATTGTTTTACGAAAATCTTTTTTACCTTTTTTGAGAGCGAGTAGGCTCATATTTTCAAGGTCTGTAACAACGACTTCCAGTTCGTCTATGCTGAGGTCAGAGTATCTTCTATATCTGGAATCTGTCATTTCGCTATTATTTAATTTTAAGAATGTTGGTATTAACCAATAACAAAACTGTGAGGTGTTCCGCCCTCTTGGAAGTTGCCTATCTCTTGGTCAAGTCTTTCCATTTCTGTCATGCCCTGCTGTTTAAGTTCAGCACCGTTCAGGGTGGTACCACCTTGTGGACCTGCTATGGTGTTGAACTTGCCTCTGGCCTCGCCTAGCATGGTTTTGCACACAGCAAGTGTGTAATCTCTGATCCAAGGCTTTGCGTATATGTCTTTGAACAATGTTATGTCTGGTCTGTAGTTGTCTGTGTGCATAAGCACAGTTTCGTTGTCTGCTCTTGGCCTTTGTGTGATAGTCAATTTTTTAGTGGCGTTGTCATAATGGAACTGTATGAAACTACCGAACAATTTTCCAACAAGTTCTTGATAACTTGCAAAGGCATAGTAAGTGGCAAGGCCTCCGGTGGCTCCTGCTCTCAGTAGATAGGTGTTTGTGTAGGCAAGGTTGAATGGCTCGAAAAGTGTGCCACCTTCACCGCCCTCTGTACGTGAACCAACAGTCCTACGATTCAAGTTTCTCACGTTGATTACTTCATCTGGTAGAATGTAGGAATTTTGGTTCTTTTTAAGTTCCAAGAAAGCATATGATTCTTCAACTGCGTTTGAAGATCTCTGTCTGTATCTGTTTGTGGCTCTTTCTAGGGCCGTCTGGTAGTGTTTTGGGTCTAATTCAACATCGATCATGCCCTCACCGAGGTTATTTTTCACATAATCAAATATCTCTTGTTGACCTGTTTGAAGTTCTGACATACTCATATTTATTGCCTTTGCCTGCACAATAAATATGTGTGATATGCCAAGATTATCCATTTTCAAGCCAGAAAAGGGCAACGACTACAAGTTTTTCGATCGTAACATCCGTGAGATGTTCACGGTGGGCGGAACAGACCTACACTTCCACAAATACCTGGGGCCGTACGATCAGGGGTCAACAAACAAGGATGGCCCAGCGACTCCAACTCAGCCACAGTATTCTGGTGATAGTCTCAATGAAAGAACAATACAGGATTTGTTGTTTTTAGAAAACAGAGACAGGAAATATGATGCTGACATTTACACGATAAGAGGCATATACAATGTTCAAGATGTCGACTTTAACCTCAGCCAGTTTGGAATGTTCTTACAGAACGACACATTGTTCTTGACCGTGCATCTCAATGACAGTGTTGAGAGATTAGGCAGGAAACCAATGAGTGGAGATGTCATAGAGTTCCCTCACATGAAGGAAGATTATAGCCTAGACGAATCAATACCTATTGCGTTGAAAAGGTATTACGTAATAGAAGACGTCAACAGGGCCGCGGAAGGATTTTCGCAGACATGGTGGCCTCATCTTTTGAGATTAAAATTGAAATCATTAGTGGATTCACAAGAATACAGAGACATACTAGGTGATGCAACAGCCACGGGATCTTTGGCTAGTTATATGTCGACTTACAACAGAGAGAAAACAATATCGGACCAAGTTCTGAAACAGGCAGAAGAGGATTCACCAAAAGCAGGTTTCAATTACAAACAGTACTATGTGGCACCTATAGATGAAAGAGGAAATATACGAACAGACAATGTAAACACCGAAGAGGACAGAGCAAGTAGTGACCAGACTGTGAATGCTGTGATTGACACGCCCGCTAGTTCACACTACGGATTTTACCTGGACGGAGACGGAGTTGCACCAAACGGCAATCCTGCGGGTTTTGGTATAACATTTCCGACGTCGGGTGTGGACAAAGGAGATTATTTCTTGAGGACAGATTATCTACCAAATAGGCTTTTTAGGTATGATGGCAACAGATGGGTAAAAATTGAAGATTCTGTGCGAATAACCACATCAAACACCGACACTAGATCAACGCAAAAAACTGGATTTGTAAACAACGCCGAGAGCGATACCATAAACGGCCTCACAGTGGATCAAAGGCAATCGCTTGAAGAAGCACTTAAACCAAAGGCTGACAATTAATGTTACACTTTTATTCAGGACAGGTAAGAAGATTTTTGACACAATTCATGAGGGTGTTGAACAATTTCAGTGTTGAAACAGGAAAAGGGAGTGACAATCGTGTTGCACTGAGGCCGGTTCCGGTTGTATACGGAGACCCTACAAGGCAAGTGGCTAATCTAATTAGAAATAACAGCGAGAACGCTCTGAACTATGCACCAAAAATAGCGTGTTACATCAGAGAACTCAACTATGACAGAGAAAGGATGCAAAATCCATACCACGTGGAAAAACAGCACCTCAAAGAAAGAGATGTTTTAGAAGACGGAACATACAGTAATAGATTGGGTGCTGGCTACACTGTCGAGAAAGTGATGCCATCACCATTCAGATTAGAGGTCACTGCTGACATCTATAGTTCAAACACCGATCAAAAATTACAAATTTTGGAACAAATTCTGTACCTGTTCAATCCAGATTTCGAAATACAGAAATCGGACAACTACATCGATTGGACCAGTCTTAGTTACGTGGAATTGACGGGCATTACTTTTAGTTCGAGAACAATACCTGTAGGTGCTGACACAGAGATAGACGTAGCAACAATGACTTTCAGCATGCCAATTTGGTTGTCACCTCCTGTCAAAGTCAAAAAACTTGGTGTTGTGCAGAAAATAATCATGAGCATTTATGATGACGACGGTGGCATCAACAAAGGATTAATAAGTGGACCTCTCCTTTCACAAAGTTTTGTTACCCCTAACAATTTTGGGTTACTGGTCACAGGTAACCAGTTAAGGTTATTGGGCACAACAGGTACTTCGGTCAAGTCTGGAGGCGATGGCTTCCACACCGGTGCGAATGCTGATACTTTTGCAGATCCATTCCAAACTTTTGGTCCACCGGTGAACTGGAAAGTTTTACTAGACCAGTATGGCAAGGTACGCAACGGAACTAGTCAAATAAGGTTAACTCAAGAAAACGGTAATGAGGTGATAGGTACAATAGCGACATCATCTTTGGACGACACTATCTTGCTTTACACAATAGATTCAGACACTATACCATCAAACACTATAACTCCTTCTGTAACCAAAATAATTAATCCATTAACATTTGATCCAGGTGCAACACCAATAAACGGCACTAGGTATCTAATAACGGAAGACATAGGAGATCCATCAAAACGTGTTGGTAAGACGGCGGCGGAAACCACTGAACAAGCATCTGATACAGACACAACCGCTGACGAATCCTACTTCTTTTCTGCAAGGTGGAAACATGCTCCAGCAAGTAAAAATGATATCATTGAGTATGATTCTACCAATGATGAGTGGGACGTTGTATGGGACGCATCGAACCCTGACTCCACATTGGCCTATGTGACCAACCTTAACACAGGTATCCAGTACAAGTTTACAAATGGCACCTGGGTAAAAAGTTATGAAGGTATCTATACTGCTGGTAAATGGACCATCGTGCTTGACGGTGGTGCAACAGCGTATGATTCAGACACAGACGCAACTACTCCTTGATAATTCCAAACATAAGTGTTATAATAAATTATGAAAGAAAACATTGTTTGCTCTGGAGCACTTTTCTATAGCACTGCTACCAAGCGTTTTTTGTTCCTACAGAGAACTGACAAGAAGACACAGGGCACTTGGGGACTAGTGGGCGGACAAGCAAGGTATACAGAATCCGCGTTTGAAGGGTTGAAGCGGGAGATAGCGGAAGAAGTGGGCGACACACCCAGATTTAAAAAGATAATCCCTCTAGAAATGTTCACATCTAACGATCAGAAATTTTTCTTCCACATATACTTGATTGCCATAGAATCAGAATTCATACCAAAACTTAATGCGGAACACTCCGGCTACTGCTGGTGTGCGTTTGAATGTTGGCCCAAGAACCTGCACATGGGTCTAAAAAATACACTCAACAATAAAAGTATAAAAGGTAAGTTGCAGACTATACTAGATCTTATAGTTTAACCAGCACTAATTTTCAAGGTACCTGAACTGTTCCAAAGTTGCCCTGCAACCCCCGGATCACTTGTAGGTAGGTTGGTCATTTTCACAACAGTATTTGAAAAAGTTTTGGCGCCCGAAATGGTCTGTGTGGTAGACACTAGAACTTGTTCGCTTGTTGACGCACCCGCCGATGCCCTTAATAAATTGACTCTGTATGCATTGACAGTTGTACTTGCACCTGACGTGCTTGCCGACGACACTGTGACAGTTGATCCGGTCAAAGATGCTGTGAATGTCAGTTGGTCTGAGCCTTTTGTGGACACGATGGGTCCTGATGATACATATGCGTCAGAACCGTCTGACACCACAAATACTTCTGAGATACTTGCCGCACTTTCTGAAGAACTGTTTCCTACAACAACATAGTGAGCACCATTGGCACTGTCTGTGGAGAAAGTGTCCATTGTGGTAGCACTGCTTGAAGTAGTGGTCTGTCCAACAGTCTTCGTGTTTGTACTGGAAGCATCAGATTCTGAATCTCCAAGCAACACCCTGTACATCTTGACTGCAGTGTTTGGTTCATTGGCACTTGCCCTCAATCTCACATTAGAACCACTGATGTCTGCTGTTAAACTTATCAGTTCATTGCTTCCTGTGAAGTTACTGTTGTATGTTGTGATGAATGCATCACTGCCGTTGTGTACGACCAAACACTCTATGTTGTGCAATTCTGTCTTGCCAGTGTTATTGGCACTTATGTAGTATTTCGCACCTCTGTACGTTCCGTGTGCCCAAGTGTCCAAATTTTCAACAGCACTGTCAACATCTGTGTTGATGATGGTAGCAGTGTTTCCTGAGCTTGATGCAGATGTATTGTCTCCTAACCCTATCTTGAAAAATTTAATAGAGTTTACTGCCGCTGTACCTGTACCTTTTAATCTTACAGTGCCTGAATTGATATCTGCAGTGAACGTCAGTTGATCGTTTGTGCCTTGTTGTACTCCACCACCCGCCGAAACGAATGCGTCTGAGTCGTTGTGGACTAAACTTATTTGCACTGTTGCAAGTTCATCGTTAATTTCATCTTTCATCACACCAAGATAGAACGCACTATCAAAAGTACCTGTGGTGAATGTGTCGATGTTGGTTGCCGAAGTTCCTATTGATGTTTGCTCTCCTGTGCTGGTATCACTTGATTCTGATACCGAAGCCTGCGTGGCTATGTTTGTCCAGCCTGTTGTGTCGTATCTCTCGTATGTGTCCGTTGATGTGTTGTACCTTATCATACCAGTGACACTACTGCTAGGTCTTGCCGCTGTTGTACCTTTAGGTAGTGTTATAGCACCCGGTTCCAGTTTAAGATTGTTGTGCGTGATGTAGAGATCATCTGAAGTCTGTCCGCTGGCCCTGTAGATGTTGTCGGCCTCCATCGCCAGTCTTGCGAAATATATTTTGGTGTTTGGGTTACAACTCGCACGCAGTCTCGCCTTGCCGCTTGATACATCGGCTGTGAATGTTGCCAAATTGTTGTTTGCTGTCAACACGAAACTTTCAGATATTGTGGCATCCGTGCCGGCATCGTTCACGGTCATCGTGACCTCTGAGTTCTGATACTCTGATCCAGACTCCATCGCGATGAAATATCTGGCCGCCTTGTATTTGAATACGTCAAAAGAGTCAACTGTTTCAACAGTTGAATCTATATCACCCTTGACACCGTACAGGAAGTTGTCAAACTCTCCAAGTTTTGTTTTAGATCCGAGATCCTGTCTGTACAGTATCGCTGTACCTGTTGTGTTACCACCTGACGCTGAACTTAATGTTACAGTCGCTCCTGATATCGATGCACTCAGTGTGTGTAACGGCGTACCCCTGCTGGACACAAGAGCATAGTCATCATGATAAACTGTTGTGCCGTCGTGTGTTAGACTGGCCTCACTTATCTGGTAGTCGCCTGCCGTGTCATCCTTGATCAGGATCACGTACTTGGCACCTCTGATATCTGTCTTGGTGAATTGGTCTAATGTCGTTGCGCTAGAAGTGATGCTTGTTGTTGTGCTTATTATTTTTGAATTTGTGTTGGCAACAGTCTCGTGGTGATCACCCAATGCTATCCTGTATATCCTCAGGTTGGTGTGTGATGATGTGTTCGTAGCCGCCGACAGTTGAACCATGTCTCCGGATATGGCCACCGTGAAATCTGCTATGCGGGTTGAATCCTCATTGATGTTGTACGTGGAAACGTAAGGAGTGGAATCATCATGCACTATCGAAACTTTAAGGTGTCCCACGAATCCGTTGTCTTGGTCCTCCATGACCACGTCATAGATGGCACCTCTGTATTCCGTGATGTCGAATTCGTCTATCACAGCAGATGTTGTTCCGAGTTTGTAGTAGTTGAATTGTTTGACCGCTGTGTTGTTTCCGCCACCGCCACCTGATGATTCAGAGAATGAAAGGTTGCCCGATCCGTCTGTTGTCAGCACCTGTCCGTTGCTTCCGTCTGCGGTCGGATAACTCAAGCCATCCGCTATAAGTGATCCTGTGATTGTGGCATCGCCCGCAACTGTTAATGATGTGCTGTTTAGTAGTTGTAAGGAATCCGATCTCAGTCTCGCAGTGATAACATTTGACCCTGCCTTCCTGTTGGCGAATTCTATGATACCGTCTTCTGAGCCATCTGATGCGTCCTGTATCTTACCTGTGATCTTGGCATACACGACTTCCTGGTCCGCGTCATTCTCACCTTTAAATTTAAGTTGTCCCAGATAGTCGGCGTCCGCTGGTGATCCCGAATTCCTTTTAAGTGTTATAACAGGGCCTGCACTGCTTGACGCTTCTGTTGTAGTGATAAGGAAACTGTCATCGGTCGATGTGTTGGTTATGTCCAGTGACGCCAAACCTGTCAGGCCTGACGCTGTGATTGTGCCGTTTACGTGTAGTGCTGTTGATGGTTCTGAAGTACCAATACCCACGCGACTGTTTGTTACGTCGAGATACAGTAGGTTTGTTTCAAATGCAAGGTCGACTCCATTCCTAGTCAGATTGGACTTTAGGACCGACCCCGATATACGACCAATGGCCATACTCGTGTACTCCTTCTATAATAATGTTAGTAGAGCATATGCCCTACACAGCCTGATATCATTGCCGGCTGAGCCACAGTAACAGTATTTATTCGTTCAAAAAAAAAGGGCGACCCGAAAGCCGCCCTTTGTATTCTACTAAAAAGTATGAATATTTATTAGTTGTTGGTTCTCACCGCACAGTTTACCAATTTGATACCTGCGTCTGTTGAACTTTCTAATGCTCTACCAATAACGTGGAAAGGAGAGATTGTCTCCCCTGCCGCTACTGCTCTAGCACAACCTTTTACGCTTGAAGTAACCAGTCTTTGACCTTTTGTCACAGCACCTGTAACTCTAACCGGAGTTCTACCAGTCATTGCCACATATGGGTGTGATTCGTTGTTACCTGCCGCCGCGTTCATGGCGTATGCTGGCATGTCAGAGATAACACCAAAAACGTTCTCAGATAGGTCTGATGTTGTTTCTGTGATTTCTGCTGTGCCGCCCACTTCCACAACTGCGCCTGCTGTCATTGGAGCGTCTGCTTCGAAACGCTCGGCAACGTCCGCGTACTGTGCCGAAGTTGATGTTGCGTGTATCACGTTGGCCCTGATGTCAACTAGTGAATCAGATCCAGGACCAGATTCATCACCTCTTGGTGCTTTGAATGCCGTCCAGGCACCGCCTGCGTTACCGTGGATAGTTGTACCGTCATCTGCGAAACTTTCATCCCATGCCCAATAAAGAGCCTGTTCTGTTGCATTTGAACCTTCACCCCTACTAACTCTTACACCTGATATTGTAGGCATGCCTGCGTTTGATGATACGTTCCTGTTGACCTCTATGATGTTGTCTTCAACTGAAAGTGTTGCTGTGTTAACGATTGTTTCTGTACCGTCTACTGTTAAATTTCCGTGTACCCTCACACCCGCGTCTGTCACAGTCAATTCGGTGTTTCCCGATGCTGTTACAACCAATGATGTTGAGTTTACCGTTGCGTTGGTCGTACCAGATGTTATAGCAGTTGTTGATACTGTCGCTATCTGGTCGTCTACATATTTTTTGTTTGCCGAGTCACCGTCACTTGATGGTGCATCGGTTGACATACCTGTGATCTTGTTGGTGGATGCACTAATTGTGATGTCACCTACAGATATACCGTTGTTTACTCTAAAGTTACGTGTTGTCATAGTTCCATGTTTCCCTTATGATTTGTTGTTTTAAAATTAAGTCGTAAAAAAAACGCCCTAACAGTTGTATTTACCATTAGGGCGTTTAGAATTATCGTTAGGGTCTTAGTTTTGCCTATTACACCGCCATTAGTGAATACTGCACCTTGGCCGCTGTCTGACCACCTGTTGATGTGGCCTTGACGTTCACTGTGTTCGAACCATCATGCTCGAAAGTGATTGTAGCCAGGTCAGTAGAACCTGTGTTTGTCACACCGTATACGTTACCATAAGCCGTTGAGCCGTCATGTACAACGTGGGCCTTGATAACCGCGTACTCTGTGTTCGCAGTGTCAGTCAGCCCTATGAATAACTCCGCACCTCTGTAAGAAGCGGCGTTGAAACTCATGATAGTTGTCGCAGTCGATGTGAAGTTCACCGAACTTGTCTCGGTTCTAGCAATACCACCTGTCACTAGTGAAGTGCCGTCTGCACCTGTGATCGCAAATATTCTAGCACCGTTGTGTGGGGCAGAAGTAAATGTGATGTTAGTGCCTGACACTGAGTAGTTCTCAGTTGGTTCCTGGTACACGTTGTCGATGTAAACGAAAACGTTGTTAGCACTCTCAGGTGCTGAACTGAAGAAACCTGAGAAAGTTGTAGTGGATCCGTCACCTGTGGTTGATTCCTTAGTGAATGTTGGAGTTGATCCAGCGATCGCGAACTCGACGAAAGTTGAACCATCTGAACATCCTTCGTATTTTCCTGTTGTTGTGTTGAACCTTATGATACCGTTTGCCGCCGTAGGTCTCTGAGCAGTTGTACCATTTGGTACCCTGATAGCGTCAGTTGACGAACCTGCGTCAAGGTCATATGCTGGAGACGATGTTCTGATACCCACGTGGTCCTCAGAACCGTCTACGAATAGTGCGTGTGTGTCGCCGTTTGATTCAACTCTGAAGTCAACACTTGCTGAACTCTCGTTGATCGTAACGTTACCACCGTCTAACTCAACGTTGCCTGATGCTGTCAAAGTTGTAACAGTCGCCGCCGCCGCTGTGTTTGATCCTAAGATACCGTCGATGTCCGTACAAGTTATGTCACCTGCTCTAATGTTCGCGTATGAATCAATTGTTACGTTACCTGCTGTTGTTCCATCCTCACCTGATGTCACTGCAAACGCGAATTGGTCTGCTGATTCATCCCATAAGAATGACACGTTGTCGTCTGATCCTCTGTTGAAGAATAGACCTTGGTCGAACGTGTTGGCCGCTCCACCTGAGTTGTTCTTCGCCAATGTTAAAAGCGGATCTTCAATCACTAATGTTTGTGAATCGATAGTTGTTGTCGTACCGTTTACAGTCAAGTTACCTGTCACTTCCATGTTTGAACTTACAGCAACTTTACCTGTTCCATTTGGAGTTAAAGTGATGTCACCGTTTGTGACCAAACCTGTAATTGTTGATGCTGTGTTTGAAAGTTGTGTTACACCCAACTGAGTAGAAGCAGTCCTGAATATAGCAGTCTGGTTTCCTTCTGTTGTTAGGTGGATCTCGTCCACATCCGAACTTGGTTCTACGTTCACTGACGTATCCTCGTCAGCGTCTTTAAGCTCTGAACCTGATGCCAGGTTGGCCCAAGCACCACTGGCGTAACCTTCGATGGTTGCGGTAGTCGAGTTGTATCTTAAGTCACCGTTTGCCGGTGATCCCGGTCTCTGTGCTGTGTTTCCTGACGGTAATCTTAAAGCGTCTGTAGCCGAAACGTGTAAAGTCACTGCCGGTGAGGCTGTACCAACACCAACTCTTGAGTTACTAACGTCTAGGGCTAATAAATTTGTTTCGAACGTTAAGTCTGTACCCGATCTAGCCAGGTTGGCACTTAACATTTGTCCTGTTATACGTCCTATTGCCATTTTGTTTTCCCCTTATCGATAATATTTGTTTTGCAAAACTATTGATATTTACCGCATTACACTGTATAATGGGTGTTAAATACCGACAATCACGATGAAAAAACACGACTATATCACAATTTTGGGCACGAACTCCATAAAAATGTCACCACAGGAATTGCGCGAATACGGGCCGGTTATCAGTGTCACTAATAAAAAACTGAATTTTAAACACATCGACTACGTCTGGACCAGACAAGAACCAGATCTTCTTTGGTTTCTGCAACAGAGACCTTCACCGGTAGAATGTGTGACAACGCCAGATCTTTACAAAAAATATGTGTTTTATGACAAGGTGCACAGTTTTCCGCCAATATCACCGCAGTTTAATCTCACATTAGATGTAAACACAGACGATCAAACACTGACGTTGCTGTCAGCGATCGGACTGGCTAACAAGAGCGTGATGTTAGTGGGTTACAACATCCAAAATCCCAAGGTGTTGAAAGATCTTAGATCTATAATAATGTTACACCCAACGTTAAAATTTTACTTCCTGTGCAATCCACCAAAGACCAAGCAACTGGACTACTGTTCAAATGCAGAGTGTGTGCTGTTCAAGGACATGGAGCAATTGAAACAATGACGGATAACCTAAATTATATAGTCAAAGTAAAATGGCCACCTCACTGCAAGAACAGAGATTTGAAAATACTCAAGGACAGGCCGGACATAGTGCAGACCATGAACGGATTGAGAAGCAAAATTGAAAACTTTTGTAAAGCGTCATGCAGTGATTTGTTTAAGATCAGCGACGAGTATGACATGCAAGGGTTTAACGTTGGCTTCACTTCGGGACCAGACGCCTACAATTTCATCCTTGAGCAGGCAACGATAGGATACGAAATTGAACGTTCAATCGGCCGTTACAACATCTTCTCGCAAAAGTACATAAAGCATAGATTGTTGTACACACCCAAGGGTATAGTAGTAGATTAATCAGCAAAGCCGTGCATGATAACGATACGTGCACCATCGTGTGGAGCCTCGATAGATGATCCATCACTACCACCAGTGAAGCTCATGGTGTCACCTGAGATGGTGTAGTTCTGCGTGGGCTCCTGCATCACGCCATCCACGTACACTATTATGTTGTTGGCCGCTGTGGGTGTGGTTGTCATTGTGAACTGCGTTGATGATCCATCACCAGTGAACACGTCTTTCGTTATGCTCGATGCCGCGGCCTCTGTACGCAACGCGGTATAGGTCGAACCGTCCAGGGAGACTTCATATTTGCCTGTTGTAGTATTAAAGCGTATGATACCTTCCTGCGCCGATGGTCTCTCCGCAGTTGTTCCTGTCGGAACGACCACACCCGTCGTCGTGTTGAAGTCGAACAATCCCGTCCCCTGTGTGGTGAACGTCATGTCCGCATTGGTCACTATGTTTCCTATATTGTTAGTGACGAATTCTGTGTTTCCTGTTGTAGTTGATAGGTTCTGTAGTCCTTTAGTGCCCGTGTATCTCGCACCTGATATGTACACCGACTTGCCCGTGAAGTCGATTCCATTAGGCAGATTAGTGCCTATGAAGTGTAGCACTCCAGACTGGTAGTCGAAGAACCATTCATCGTTGTTAGACGCACTTGAACCCACAGCAAAAACTTGTGAACCACCTGAAGCGGCATTGCCGGCATCACTGGCAGTGTGTATGTAAACTTTTGCTTGATACGTGGATCCAATCTCGGGTGGTATCCAGTCCGTGACTCCAGTTTTCCATGTCCTGTTGGCCGCCGCCGTGTTATCGTTTGTGGTTTCAATTGGGTTCGTGGTTGGATAAACTGTAACAACTCCGGCACTGGATGCCGGCATCACTCCAGGAATGCTTGACGCTTGGTTCCATGTGTTGTCACCCCTTAGCAGTAAAGGTGAAGCAATGGCTTCGTTGGGTGCTTTCTTGGCCGCATTCGTGTCCGTTTTTGATACACCATATCCAAGTTTCTTCCAAAGATAATCTACTTTTTTTGCGTCTGTTATTGCCATTATTCAATACTCAGTGCTGTAACACTATCCCCTGATTCTAATTTTATCCTGATCAATATATTGTTGCCTGTGGCATTTGAAGCGTTTTGTGTACCTAGGTTCATTTCGAAAGTTTGATTCGAATAAGTTGTGTTATCAACGATCCTATCACCAGGTGATGAAGCACAACCATCGGAGCCATTACCGCCATTGCCTGTGTCCGAACCTGGGACTCCAGAACCTGCATAAGTTTCACTTGCAGTCAGCCAACCATTCAGTCCAGATGCAGAGTCTATATCAGTGCCTGGTGCGGCGATGAACACGCCTGACACTTTTCCAGATAGTCTTATTGTAAAGGTGTTCATTAAGGTTCTTCTGAAAGCAAAGTTGAAATACTGTGCACCTGACCTACCTGTGTTTAGGTCTGGTCCTGCAGGTAGGTAACCTGAGCTCAGGTCGGTTGTGAAGTGTTTTATCGTTCCAAATCTTGAAATCGCTTCATTGGTTCCTGCCACAGTGACTGCACCTGACCATGCGTGATCCGTGTAGTAGTTGGCATTTGAAGAATCATTTAGTGACGGTGTGTCACCTGACAGCGAACCAAATCCGCTTATCCTCACGGCGTCGTCATCGAAGCCGGCGCCTAAAGAATCTGATACAGTTATACCACCATCTTCTTTATCTAATAAAGTTGGTGTAGCGGTATACACTTGAATTTTTGTTGTGTCTTCGTCATAAGAACTTTCGTCCCCATTGGCGTTTCTACTTTTCGCACCAATTGTTTTGACTGTTTTTGTTGAACTTGGCCCAATTGGAAGCGTTAATGTACCTAACGTGTATGCTGAACTTACACCAACATCTGTGTTAGGTATTCCGCCCGTCAACATACTACTTGCGCCATCAATCTGTGCATATGTAAATGTTGTTGGATCAGATACTAAAACCTCTCCTGTTGTTGATTCTTGGTTTGTACCACCACCGTACTCATGAGGCGAGGCAGTGTCTTGGTATGCCTGTCCTGTGAAGTCGCCAACTGTGGTGCCTGTGACTGTCACAGTTGGTGAACCTGTGTTATAGTACGGAACTCCAGACACATATCGTTTACTTCCGCCTGTGCCTTCTGCTATTGTACCAATTGTGGTTGTAGGTGTTGCGGTGATGTCATCTTTGACCACGTGTACGTAGTTGGTGTTACCGCCAGCACTGCTTTCTAGTCTCTGTGCGTTGACTCCCACTGTGTAGTCTGCAAGTGCCTGTGTAATTTTGGCATCAGCAACCAGGTATAATCTCTGTGGGTATGAACTGTCTACTTCGTCATAGTCCTTGTGATCCGACGTCACAAGTTTGGTGAACGTGCCGTTGTTTGCGCCACCTTCCGTGGTTGTGAATGTCCTTGCACCACTGGCGCTGGCGTTGATTGATGCCGTCACTGTCTGGTTCACAGTTGCACCTGTTCCGTTTGAATCATTAACTAAAAAGCCATCTATGACATTTGTGTCTAGTGTAGTTGTAGTTGTGTATCTTCTTGCAGTTGTAGATTCTAGGCTTGCGCCCGCTGTCAGCGTGTCTGCTGTTGAGGTGTTGTCATCGAAACCCGCACACAGGTGTGGGTTAGTTCCCTGCGCGGCATCTGCCATTGTCAAACTGAAACTGCTGAGTCCATTTGGTGCGCTTGGTGTAGATTTCATAGCAAAAGTGATAGTTTCTTCATCATCTTGTGCTATTGTGTCTGGTGTGCCTGAGGCTCTAAATCTGAAATTGATGTTGCCGACGGATGTACCTGAGTAGTCCTTGTCAAGAGTTGCACCTATCGTTCCTGCTGTTGAACCATCTTCTGCCACTGTTGTTATAGAGCTGGAGTCATCGAAGAAATCATACTCATAACTTGAAGCATTTTGGGAAGTGTTCGTGAATCTTGCGATTGCTCTGTCATTGCCATCTAGGTCAGTGGCATCATACAATGACAGACTGTTGTCTCCAGAACCTGTTGAGACCGTGATTGCCGTGCCGGCAATGTTTGCTCTCACGTCTGGTTCAACAATTATATTGAGATTAGTAGAAAAAGTTGAATTTGTATGTCCATTTGCCAGTGTTAATGAGGTTGTAAATGTTCTTGTGGTACCGCCTGACTGTTGTCCCGACGTCAAGTTAAAAGTGTTTGCAATAGTCTGTCCGGTGTCGCCAGATCCTCCTGAACCTATGTTTACGACCGTGTTCGAATCACCTTCGCCGAAGTTCCAGGTGTAAGTCTGCGTTGCAGAGAAGTCTGTATTGCTTCCTGGATTTGTCGCCGTGTTGTTAGTGAATGTCACAGGGAATCCGCTTGTGGCTTCTTCGTTGACTCCCCTTATGGTTGAGTCTGCGACCGAATATAGAGGAGTGTGTTCTGAGTACACCTCGAAATTGCTCGATGTAGTCGCAGGTATAACGGCAGGATCCGCAGTTGAGTGTGTCAACAGTCTCAACCTGATAGAATACTTGGTGTCACCCGCGCCTGTGCCTGCAACTGTACTCCCGTCATCTCCAGATGCGTTGGTGTAGGTGTGTGCCAGACGTGAACCACCATTGAGACTGGAGCCTCCCGCGACACCATCACCGCTTATGGCGTTTTCCGAACCATCTCCCCAATCTACATCATAGGTTACTGTTGCTCCGCCAGTGTTTGTGGTATTATTCTGTAGGTACACAGTGTCGCCTGTGTCCGCAGTCGTTATAGGTGAACCACCTGATGCCGCGGCGTACATCGCGAACGATGGCACCGGTTCTGCCGTTGCCACAGTTATGTAATTCGATCTCGTTGATGTAGCGAAACTGCCAGCCGAATCTGTTGTGCCCGCGTCATTTTCGAACGCTTTCACCACCACTGTGTATGGTGATCCAGAATTTGCGTTGTATGTGTGGCTTGGTGTAGAGTCAGTTGTTGCCGTTGTCTCATCTCCGTCACCCCACGTGATCGTGTATCTTGTGTTGGCACCTGCGGTAGGCGTGGTTGTGATTGTGAGTGTGACAGTGTCTCCTAAACTGATTGATGTCGCGTCAGAAACGAATGAAACCGATTTGATATAGGTGCCCGCCTGCACGTTTCCTATCACTTCGTTTAGTTCATCTATGGCGTTGGTCACTGTGGTGTCTGATGCAAGTCCTAGGTATGCTCCGTCACCGAACGTTGAGTCTGTTGGCAGTCGCAGTTCAACGTTGTCCCCCGTAACACCGCCTGACGAAACAGAAGCAATCTCGTTGTCCACATATTGCTTTGTGGTGACGTCATCGTTGGCGACCGGTGATGCCGCCTGTATGTTTGCCAGTGTCACGTTTGTGAAATCTGTCTTTGTAGAACCATCCTCGGGCGTGGTACCGAATCTGAACTTGTCCAGCGTCTCGTCCCAGTAAAGTACCGCTTCGTCGGCGCCGGCACGTTGTATCATTATACCTGCGTCAGTGGCAGTGGAGTTGTTCTCGTTGATGGATATGATGTTGTCTTCGACGACTAAATTCTGTGAGTCTATGGTAGTGGTTGTGCCCTGTACAGTTAGGTCACCAGTGATGGTCTGGTTGCCCTGCACACGCATGTTGCCGTTGACATCAAGTTTAAAATTACCTGGACTGTTTGTGCTTACACCAATCCTGTCATTTACTACATCTATGTAGAGTAAATCTGTCTGAAATGCTATGTCTGTCGAACGCAAAAGGTTCGATTCTAATATATCACCACTGATTCTGTTTATTGCCATAATACTACAATGGTATTTACCAAATTATCATACGAGTCTCTTCCTACCATAAATATTCTTAATATGGCACTATTACCTATCAGTAAAATAGAAAAAATTTCTGAAAAACGTGTTGATGTGCAACAGGTCGACGTGTATGAAAACTCTGTCAGCGGTGATGCAATCCATGGTGGAAAAATTACGAATTTCAGCAGTGAAGGCATAAAGGACAAGGCAGATTCTGTACAAATCACAGTGAGAAATGACAAGGTAGAAATCGAAAAGGACCTAGTTGTCAAGGGCACAGTTACCGTAGAAAACCTCAAGTATGTTGAGGCGGAGGTTCCTAAACTGAATGTAAAAGATGCCATAATGATAGATCATAACGAAGTGATTTGGAAGCATACACTAGGTAAAAGTGTGCAAAAAAGCAGTCTTACTGAGGTTGGAGTTTTAAAAAAATTACAGGTAGACAAGACATTTTTTGCAAATCAACAGCGTGTAGGAATCAACACAGAGGCACCGTCTGCTGATTTTTCAGTCAACGTTGGAGGGTACGAAGTGATCACTAGAATGCAAGAGAGAAATGCATTCGTTGGCACTCATGCGCCTGTGCCGTTTGCAATAGGAACCGACGACACAGCAAGAATTGTTTGTAAATCAAACGGCGATGTGGCAATCGGCAGTGAGGACGGACGCTACGTAAAGATGAATGTGTGGGGACAAGTGGGTATCGGAGTCAAGAACCCGCAAGAGAGCCTGCATGTGTCTGGTAACATTAGGTTTGGTGACAAGACATTCGCATCAGGAAAGAGCTATCCAGGCCAGGGAAGATGGGAAACTGGATCTGTTGTCTGGAACGACATGCCAGAAATAAACCAACCTGTTGGTTGGGTATGTATAAAAGGAGGAACGCCCGGTTCGTGGCGTCCGTTTGGACTAATATCCTAATTCAAAACAACAACTGAATCTGGTCTGAAAGAAGTAATGGTATATGATTATACCAATTATTATGCCTTCTAGTAAAGCAATGATGGCGCAAGGGACAGGATATCTTTTGATTATCTTGATTTTGAATTTATAGAATTTATTCGCCCAACTTGTGAAGGTTGTGAATAATTGCGATAATGTGGGCACTGTCTACTCCGTTATTGGCAGGTGGTGCAGAACCAAATGTCACAGCGCCTCCCGAGTAAGTGTAGTTAGTGCCTGGCACTTGGTACACTCCGCCAATGAATATTGCCATGTCGGTGGCATCTGTTGGTGTTGTTGACAGTGTCGCCGCTGTCGATCCGTCAAGCGTGTTACCCGAACCATTGCCGAACACAGTCGTTGATCCGTCTCCCTGGAACTTGTCCACAGTCAAAGTCTTCTCTCCAGCCGCACTTGATATGTTGTACCATTGCGATCCAATGTAACCTTGATAAGTTGATGTGGTTGTGTTGAATATTATCTGACCGTCTTGGCCTGTGGGTCTGTTGGCAGTTGACACTTGTGGTATCTCTACCGAAGTAGCACCGTGTTCTAGTTCTCTGTTTTTAACGAACCTTCCCATGGTATTACAATCCTATCGTTGATACTGTTACTATTACTTGTCCTGTTGAGTCAGCGTTCTGCACATATATCTTGTCACCGTTTCCGAGTATCATTTTCTCAGTGTCGATGATGTAACTATCAGTCGCCTGTATTGTCAGTGAGTTGTAAATCTTGTTGTTCTCTGTTGGCACGGTTGTTGAACCGTCATTTGGCAAAAGATATACGTCGATTGTGGCATCTGAACTTGTGATGTTGCAGAGATGTATTGACGTCACAGCCGTGTCAGCCGTGGCTTCAAATGCATGATCCAGTGGCGTAATAGTTGTTGGTGCTGTTCTTTGTGTAATTGCCATATTTTATCCTAATGCAATGGCCAAAGCCGTTGCTTTCTTTTTACTTATCAGTTCTCCCTCTGTGCCTGAACTGATGTTTGAGTTGATGAAATACAGGCCAGTGCCTCCACCGCCTGCTGTCTTGTTGTATAATTTTGTTACTGTGGATGCCGCTGGTGTGCTTGCCGCACCAGAAAAAGTTAATGTGTCATTTATCACCACATCGCCTGTACCGTTCGTGATCAGGGTCAAATCGCCATTAGAGGAATCACTGGTAATAGATGTGATATTTGTCAAGTCTGGGTCCAGCGTCACTGTAACGGTGTCTGGTTCCGTGGCGGCTGTAGTAATACCGTTGGCGCCTGAAAATTGCAAAGTGTTACCTGTACCAACTGTTACCTGTGCAGAATCGTCACCTGCCACTTTAAGACTGAAACCACCACCAACTGTGTTGTCAACATAGTTTTTTGTCGCGACATCTGATGTGTTGCTTGGTTCCGCCGCCCTTATGTTGGCCAGTGCCGTATCTGTGATTGATGAGCCGGTGCCATCTGAAGTGGTAGTCACTGCCTTGAAAACGTCATCGCCTTCATTCCAATATATGGCCGCATTGTTGGCCGCACCCCTGTTCACTAATATACCTGCGTCTATGTCACTCGGTGTAGAGTTGTTTCTGCTGAGCACTATCACAGGATCCGAAACAGCAAGTGTGGTCGTGTCGATTACTGTCTGTGTGCCCTCAATATCCAGGTTTCCTTTGACCACTACCGCTCTCGAGTCGAGGATAATGTCGTTTGTACCACCCGCACCGGACCCTGCCTTGATGTTGTAGTCCGCTGAAGTTCTAAGAGTTTTAGCCATTTGTTAGTATTTATAAAAGATTTGGGGGAGCGTGTAACTCCCCCAAATAAGCACGTGATCGTTATGATTATCTAACGTCAATGTTCGCTTTACCAGAATCTTGACCTTCGTCAGTACCTTCTGCTTTAAGCGTGTATGGTGCATTTCCTGTCACACCAGCGTCTGTCACATAGTGAATCGTTCTGTTGTAAAACTTTTCAACATATGCAACCGTTGAGTCATCTAATATAACTTGAACACAAAATTGGTTAGATGAGTTTGCTAATGAACCTGGAGCAACCGCTTTCAGTTCGTATACTGCTTCAGTAGAGTCTTCCAAGTGTATTTTGAACAACTTAGATCCTCTTTGTGAAACAATGTAAGCAGTAGTTGAATCAACTTTAGCACCACCTGATGGTCTGTAAGCCGTCACTGCTATTTTTCCTGAAAGGTCGCCACCGAAGTCATTCGCTCCGCTAACCATTTTGTCTTTTCTTATTGGTCTTCCCATTTTTTTTCTCCTTTAAAGGAGTCCAATGCCAGTTCTCCTGGCTACGCGGTGGTTATCCGCATAAGTCTTTTGCTTTGTGCAAAAGCACGTTTGAACTAGAGGTATTTACCAAATTTTTTGAAGTAAAATCTGCGCTTAAAACGGAGTGGTGTGAAAAAAAGAATTCAGTCACACCACTCCGTGAGGTTACAGTATTTCTAGATTTTTATATTATTTTCTGTTGTAGATATGATATAAAATCCAAACTGCCACAAGTCCGATCAGACCTTGATCTGAGAACCCTTGCAGTACGCCCTGGACGTTTCCTATCACAGAAACGTTTGGCCAGAACGGAATACCTTGACCATTGAAAAGGATTTCTAAAACGATCCCCAACGCGATAAGACTAACTCCCACGTCAGCGATTCCTTTCGCCCATCCTTTTATTTTCATCATGATATCCATGTTGGACCTCCCTTGATGTTAAAAGATTCTAATGAACCTTCGAATTATTTAGAAGTGTGCAACAAGAGTAAAACTATAACATTTGGTCTGTGAACGGTATGAAGGTGGAAAAAAATTATATGTGAGTGCTTATTGAAAGCACAGCCACAAAAAAAGGGCGACATAAAGCCGCCCTTTCTTGATAAAAATTCGATTACGCGAATTTTAAGTTTCCGTTTGTTACACCTACTGTGTTTACGTAGTCAGCCGCGTTACCTAGTGAAGATGCAGTGTTTGTTAATTCAACATAACCGTATCTAGTTAGGAAACCTACAACTGGTTCGAAAGTAGCAGGATCTAGTACAACGCCTGAAGACATTAAAGGAATGTAAGGACAATAGAACGCTGGAGCGTCTGCCTCACTTGCACCTTTGTAACCTACAAGTACGTCTGTACCGTCAGAAGCGTATGCGTCAACGTATACTCTCATAGCACCGTTTAAAGTACCAACGAATTTAGTGTTTGTTGGTGCTTCGAATGTACCTTCAGTTGATCTTGCGAACGCTGAAGTTGTTGCTGATTGAAGTACAGTTAAAGCAGTTGGAGATACTACAGCGTAGTTTCCAGCGCCTCTTCTTGTTCTTGTTGCGATTTCATTCGCCGCTCTGTTGATCAACACAGCCAATGCCGCGTGTTCATCACCAACGAATGTAGCAGTACCAGATACAGCAGATTGATCATACGTACCTGAACTTGCCGAACCGGCTAATGTTCTTAATGATCCGATGATCTCTTGGTCGATCTCAGCAGTAATCTCTTGAGCTAATGCCGCCATGATTTCTGCTTCTACATCGATACCTTGCTGTGCTTGAGCATCTTGAGCCGCTTCAAAAGTCCATCTAGCAGAAAGTTTTCTAGATTTCGCTTCAACCGGTTGTTTCAAGATCTGGATTGATAATCTCTTACCAGGTGTACCCTCTAAAGAGGCAGTTGATGCACCTTTAGGTGTAGAGTTGTTCTGGTTACCAGAGTATGCTTTCGCGATTTTGAATGGAGATAATGCTTCTTCACCTGCTGTCGTGTTTGACGCAACTGTGTCTGCATATCTTATTCTTAATGTGTGGATTTGTCCTACAGGACCAGTCATTGGTTGTACACCTACGATCTCGTTAGCGATCACAGTTGGCATAACCCTTCTGATTACTGGTAGGATA